TATGATACAGATAATATAATTTATTATATTAATAATAATTTTAATATAGAAAGAAGATATAATGGGAATTATTTTAAAAAAGTTGATAATAGCCCTAATAAAAAATATAATAATAATATTATAGAAGAAAGTGAAATAGATAATATTATTAATTCTTATAGAGGAATAAGTTTAATCTTTATAAGAAAAATAGGTAATTGGGAGGATAACAACAAATGAAAGTATATATAATTAATGGACATAGTAGAGCAGGTAAAGATACTTTTGTTGATTTAATTAAAGATATATATAATGATAAATATCCAAAAGAAGAATATAGACTTAATTCTATGAAAAGAATTGTTCCGATAATTAATATAGATAATATTTCAACTATTGACCCAATTAAAAATATTATGAGAACTTATTGTAATTGGAATGGACAAAAAGAAGATAAAGATAGAAAATTAATGTGTGAACTAAAAGAACTGTTAACCAACTATTGTGATTTATCATATAATTATGTTATAAATATTTATAAACAAGATTTAGAAATAAAAACGAAAGCATTATTTATTCATTGCAGAGAACCGGAAGAAATTAAAAAACTATTAAATACTATTCCTGATTCTAAAACTATTCTTGTAAAAAGACCTAATAATGATTACTGTAAAAATAACGCCGCCGACCTTAATGTAGATAATTTTAAATATAATATTGTTATTAATAATAATAGCAATTTGGAGCATCTAAAAGAATTAGCATACAATTTTTGCATTGAGGAAAAGTTGATTTCATAAATAAATAGTGTTATTATATTGACATAAGGTTAAACCGCCATTTAACCAATGAAAGGAGTAATAAAAAATGGATATGCGTTATACAATTGAAAACTACGATGAGGAGAATTATCCAGACGCTTGGATTGGTCAAGCAATTTATAATTCTAAAACTATGGAACTAATTTCTGTTGTTTTAGCTCAAAAGGATAAAAACGAAAAAGAATACAATAAGATTAAAAACAATTATGAAGCTTTTAATTTTTATGATTCTGAAAATAAGCTATGGAACACTTATGCCAAAGGTTCACATCCATATATCGTAATTGAGGAACTTATGTCTGAAATTAGCGATTGGGCGGCGAAAGAAGCGTCAGCAATTAAAACAAAGGAACTTGTTGATTTTCTAGGAGAAGAACAATATAATAATTTTTATGATGATTTTTGGAAAAGACAGTAAAAGGAGAAATTTAATGACTATTGGAATTGATATTGATAATGTATTGAACAATCTTTGTGAAGCTGTACTATCTGTTTATAATGAAGAAGCAGATGATAATCTTAAAGTATCTGATATTACAAAGTATAACATTGAAAATTTTGTTAAGCCGCAATATAAAGAGGGATTTTATAAAATTTTCTTGAACAAAGAGGTATGGCGGCGAATTAAAGTTATGCCAGATTGTCAAAAATATATTTTAAAATTATTCAATGATGGACACCGAATTTTATTTATCACCAAGACAGAACCTTATAATTTCTATAAGAAAGCAAAATGGTTAGAAAAATTATTTCCATATCTTGAAATTCGTAAATGCTTCTTTTGTTGTCCCGACAAAGCTTTAATGAAAGTTGATGTTCTTATTGATGATTGTATAAAAAATTTTGGAGGAGCAAAGCATTCTATTTGTTTTGCTTATCCTTGGAACGCTGAATTCAGAGGAATTAGATGTAAAGATTGGAGAGAAATCTATGCTGAAATTAATCGAATCAACAGATAAAGATAATCCGACAACTATTGATACTAATAATTTATATAATTTATTACGAGACAAAGACTGTAAGGTTTATACCTTTAACAATATTATTTTCAAAAATTGTAAAATTTTTCAAGAAGATAGCTTTCAAAGAAAAAGACTATATTTTGAAAATTGCAAATTTCTTAGATGCACATTTGTTGATTTAAAATTTTATGACATTTATCTATCGAATAGTATTTTTGATTTTTGCAGTATTATAAATTGTGATTTTAGTCAAAATAATTTTTACAGCTGCAAACTTGTAAATTGTGCAATAACACGCACCGATTTTACAGATGCTGGAATACACAACCCAAAAAGCACAGGTTCTATTTTTAGTAAATGCCCTTCTTTGTTATTAAAATGTCCAGAGGAAGGAAGTTTTATTGGATATAAAAAGGGATTACATTTATCTCACGGAAATTTGATATTTGTAATTATTAAATTACAAATTCCAGCAGAAGCAAAAAGAAGTTCAGCAACATCATTAAAATGTAGATGTAATAAAGCAAAAGTGCTAAGTATTGAGTCTATTCATAATAAAGAACAATTTACCACCGCTGTATCAAAATATGATAATTCTTTTGTTTACACTGTTGGTGAAACGGTTTCTGTAAATAATTTTGATGAAAATAGATGGAATGAATGTTCTACTGGGATTCATTTCTTTATTAACCGTGAAGAAGCAGAAAATTATGTATTTTAAAGAGGTATTATGACAACAGTAAATAAAAATGAATTTTTAAATTTTATCAATACTGAATCTAAAAAAAGAAGAGTTTATAGATTAGAAACCGTTCCTTATGACCCTTATAATACCGGAAGACTAAAAAAAATTTTTTATATTGATAAAGATAAGTATTTTAATACGGGCGAAATGGAAACGATTGCATGGACTTTTGAATATGAACCGAAAGGTATTTCAAAAGAATGTTGTATTGGAGAAAAAAACAGAGAATATTATATCTTAAAGGAGAATCTCTATGATAGATAATTATGATTTTTGGGAAATGGATGCAGCAAAATATTTTTCTTTTCCTAAAAAATATACAAAAGCAGAAAAAAAAGAAAAAGCAAAATATTTGTGCCTAAGCGGTTCTTATCTTGGGTCTAGAAAGATGGATGGAGTTTGGTCTATGATTCTTAGAGATAATGATGGTTCGTATCATTTACGTAGCCGCCAAAGAACAGTAGATGGAGTTTATTTAGATAAAGTTGAATGGATTCCTCAAATTATTGAAGAATTAGATATTCCTACTGGAACGGTATTGCTGGGAGAAATTTATTTGCCAAAGAAAGAAGGAAGTAGAAATACTACATCCATTCTTAATTGCCTAAAAGAAAAAAGTCTTGAGCGTCAAAAGATAGAAGAAAACAAACTCTGCTTCTATTGTTTTGATATTTTAGCTTGGGGCGGCAACTCATTACTAAAAACCTGCTTTGAAGATAGAATTAATTATTTAAATAAAATTAATGCAAATAGTCCCTATATTTCTGTTGCTAACTATCTTGAAGGACAAGAATTATGGGATGAATACAACAAAATCCTTGCTATTGGTGGCGAGGGCATTGTTATTACCAAAAAAACTTCTCACTATACTCCGGGAAAAAAACCAGCGTGGGAAACTTTAAAGCTAAAAAAAGAATTAGAAGACTCTATTGATGCGTTTTTAACGGGAAATTATAGAGAACCGAAAATGGAATATACAGGAAAAAATATCCAAAACTGGGACTATTGGAAGAATATAAAAACAGGACAAATTTACACAGAAAATCAATATGATTTATACTTGGATGGCGTTCCATTAATTCCTATTACACAATACTATGCTTTAGGCTGGGCGGGAGCAGTAGAATTTGCTGTTCTTAAAGACGGTAAAGAAGTTAGCGTTGGATATATTAGCGGCATTGAAGATTCTTTAAGAAAAGATATTGTTGCTAATCCAGAAAAATATAAGGGGAAAGTGGCACAAATTACAGCTATGGAACTTCAAGATGTAAATAATAATGGACACAAAACCTTTAGACATGGGTCTATTGAATGTTGGAGACCAGATAAATTAACATCCGATTGTCTTTATGAACAACTTTTATAAAATTTAATATAATAATTTTTACCTTTAAAGAGAGAATGCTATTTGTGTTCTCTCTTATTTTTTTATAAAGAGGTGAATTATTGTGTATAAAAATGAAACTTTTCTAACTCCATTACCTTGTGTGCTGCCACCACCAAAGAATAGTGAGATTCAGATACGTTGTTTTACGTGCAAGCATTTCGGAATCTGTAAAATTTTACCAGATTACCTCAAGACCGCAACTCTTATTCAAAATGTATTAGGCTATCCAGCAGACCCATTAGAATTGGTCAGAATTAAAGGATTTATTGGGACAGTAGTAGAAAATTCAGATTCTTATTTCCCCAAAGAAATTACCGCAAACAAAGATAAAAAAGGTGAATTCTTTGGAGCAAAGTATGAAAGCGAAACAATAGTAAATTTCATTTATAAATTTGACTGCTATTTTGTTTTATATAAAGCTGTCTACAATCCAGAAACAAAAGAATTTGATATTCCAGCAGGAAAGGAAATTTATTACGGTGTTGATTTTGCTATTGAAAAAGAAAGCTTAGATGATTTACAATTAGGTTTATTAACCCTAAAAGAAGACATCGAAAATAAAGAATGTCCTTGTAGTAAAGATAAAGACGTTATCAATGTATCTGCTTTTAGTGCTACCCTTAATTGTGATTTTTATGAATGGGAAAAGGGATTAACTTATGAAGAGGGAATGAGAAGAATTATTATGAAATATCCAGATGGTATTCCTATTGACAAATGTGGCACTCTATATCATCTAGCAACCTATCATATCGAACCAAACAAAGTTCCTTGTTATCATCCGGAGAATGGAAAAGTAGCCTTCATGCCAATGCCTTATCCAGTATATATCCCAGAAAAACCTTGCGATTGCCAAAGAAATAAGACTCGATGTGAGTTAAATGAGGACTTCTAAGGGAGAACAAAAAGTAGCCAGTCTTTTAAAGAGAAATGGTATTCCTTTTAAAACAGAAATTATGTTTAAAGGATTAGTGGGAAAGAAACATATTCAATTAAGGTATGATTTTGCTATCATTAAAAACAATAAAGTATTTATACTTATAGAAGTAGATGGGCGGCAACACTATGAATATATTAAATATTTTCATAAAAATTATAGTGGCTTTCTTAGGTCACAAGAAAGAGATAGAGTAAAAAATAAATTTGCTTTAATTAATAATATACCTCTTATTAGAATACCATATTGGGATTTAGATACTCTTACTTTTGAAAAAATTTTTAATACGTCAGAGTATAGAGTTAAATCTAAATATCACTTAGATTATCTAAGAAATAGGAGGTGTTAAGATAATGAGTGTAATAACAGTTTTACTATCTATTAGTGGTGTTTGTGGTGCTATCATGACAATTGCTGGGTTTATTGCTTTTGTATTAAAAAAGCCAAAAGAAATGATTAAGAACATTGCCGCTGAAGCTCAAAAAGAAGAAAACAAAGAGATTAAGGAACTTTTAGAATCCATAAACGAAAAAATTGATTCAAATAAAGAGGGAACATTAGCCTGCTTGCGGCATGAAATAACAGAACTTTATTACAAATGTAGTTCTAAACAAGCTATTTCTTTAAATACAAAAAAAGATTTAATTAGTCTTTACGAAGCTTACATTGCTCTTGGCGGCAATTCTTATATTAAAGAACTTTGGAAAGAATTAGAAGATATACCTATTGAAAAAATTGAAGGATGAATTAAAAAGAGAGTTGAGATTTTCTTGACTTTCTTTATATTTTTTGCTATAATTATTGATATAAGGAGGTGGTCTTATGGTAGTAATTAAAAATAATAAAGAAATACCATATGACAGTAATAAAATTAGAAGAGCAATCATTCAAGCGGCTAATCAAATTAAGTTGCCGAATTTTGATTTTATTGATTCTTTAACTAATGAAATTACAACTAAAGTAGTGATGAAAGGGAAGAATGCCGTATCTAATAGCGAAATAGAAAATATTGTTATGAGTGTTCTCTATGATAAAGCTCCTGATATAGCAAGACAGTATTCGGATTATAAAATTGATAAAGAAAGAGCAAAAAAAAATCCTACGGAAATTGAAAAAGTTCTTTATGTAAATGATGATATTAAATATGAAAATGGGAATAAAAATCCTAATTTAGTTCATATTAAAAATGCTTATTTAGCAGAAATACCAAGTAAAGAAATGCTTAAAAAGCTATTGCCAAAAGATTGTTGGGATGCTCATGAACGCTCTATTGTATATTTTAATGATAGCGCATACAGTGCAAGAAACCTCTTAAATTGCACAAAAGGGGACGCATGGATTGATGTCCGAAAGACAGATAGAAAAGATACTAGTAAAAAAATGACAATAGAAGAGTTTTTTAGTCTTTTTGAAAAGTCAGATAAGGAGTGCTTAGTTAATCTTGAAGATGGCGGTTATCAGATTTTGGCGAGAGACGGCTGGACAAAAATTAAAAGATTGAATAGACGAAGATTAGATAAAGACGAATTGTTATATCAACTGAATACTCGAAATGGACTTCCATTAAATTTAACAGCTAAACATCGTTTACCAGTTTTAAGAAATGGAAGAGAAGTACTGTTAGAAGTAAAGGATATTAAAGTTGATGATTGTTTATTAAGTTTTGATGATAATAAACTATTTACCTATAATGATATAAAAAATTCTTTCATTGATTGGACACAAATTAATGACAAAGATATTAATATTCGTATAACAAATCTACCCATTCTTAGCAATTATTTAAAATATAAGTATAATATCACTTTGAACTATTATATCAAAAGCATTAAAAAAATGCCTATAAAGGGAACAATTGTAGCTATACCTCTTGATATTTTTGTTGAAATTATAGATAAATATCCTGTTCCTCATGAAGTTTTAAACAAAATGTTGGTAAGCAGCACTTGTTCAAAACATAAATATCCATTTTTAATTCCCTATTCGCCGCAACTCGCTAAGCTTTATGGATATATTTATAGTGATGGCTGTGTATACAGGAATGATAAGAGAAGTCTTTATCATATGACTTTTGCTAATACCAATGAAGATATATTAGACGATTTTCTTGATTGCTTTGAAGAAGTTTTTGGTAGAAGATTAAAAAAATGGTATCCTTCATTAAAAAGCACTTCCACTTGTGTTCGCATTCAATGCGGCGACAAGATAATCGGGAAACTTTTTAGAGAATATGCTGGCGGCAGAATGTTAGGTAGTGGAAATTTAAGAATTCCTGATTTTATAATGTATGGAAATGAGAGTATTAAATATAATTATTTATCTGCTTCAATTGATAGTGATGGTATGATTTCTCCTCAACAAATTAGCATTTTAAGTGCTTGTAAGAAATATTGTGAGCAATTAGTATTAATTCTACAATCATTAGATTATCATCCTACCATGAAACTAAAAGACAAAGCTGGTTCAAAGTATCATTTTGGAAATAGCAACAGAACGGGAACAAGAAATTTTGATAGTTATGTTGTAAAAATTTCAAAAAACGAAGAAAAAGACAGATTATATAAAAATCTTTCTACTATTAAGACAATTGACACCGAATGTTATAATACAATAAGTGTGTATAATAATCCTGAAAAAATTATTTCTATTAATACTTATCATGAAGATTGTTTTGTTTATGATATAGAAACAGAGACACATTGGTATAATATCAATAATCATTTTTCTCATAATTGCTGCCTTTGGAACTTGGAAGATATGTTTAAAGGATGTGCTATTAATTCTACTTATATTGAAACGCCAAAAAGCTTTAGAACAGCTTGTACGGTAGCAAGTCAGGCATTAACAATGGCTACAAGTTCTCAATTCGGTGGAATTACCATTAACCTTCTTCATTTAGCTAAATTTGTTGATGTAAGCCGAAAGAAGATTGAAGCAGAAGTTGAAGAAGAAATTTATTTTATGTTAGATAATTTTTATGACAATGAAAAATCTAATTTTGATTTTGAAAAAGTAAAAATAGAAATGGTTAATAAAAGACTGCAAAAAGAAATTGAAGATGGAATGCAAACATTTTTATATCAAACTAATACTTTATGCTCAGGAACTGGACAGGCAGCGTTTTTAAGTGTAGGCTGTTGGTTAAGTGAAGACCCAAAATATTCTAATGACCTTATTATGGTTTATAAAGAATTAATTAAGCAAAGATTAAAAGGAATGCGACAAGAAGATGGAACTTATGCTAATCCTAATTTTCCTAAAATTTTATATGTTTTAGATAAGGATACTATGAAAGGCGGAAAATATTATGAAATTACTAAGTTGAGTGCTAAATGTTCAGCTCAAAGATTAGTGCCAGACTATTTAGGACTGAAAAAACATTTAAAATTAAAAGGTGTTTTAACATTTCCAATGGGGTGCAGAAGTTTATTAAATTCTTATCAAGATGATAATGGTAATTATATTACATGGGGAAGAGCGAACATGGGTGTTCAAACATTAAATCTCCCATATATTGCTATGGAAAACAATAAAGAACATTCTGAAGAGATTTTCTTTAAAAATCTAGAACATTATTTAGAAATTGCTCAAAGAGATATGTTATGGAGAGCTAATCATATTGCTAAAATTAAAGCAAAAGATAATCCGCTTGCTTTAGTGTATGGTGGTTATTTAAGATTAAAGCCTGAAGATACATTAGAAAAATATGTTTATTCAGGTTATTTTACAATCTCTTTAGGATATGCTGGGTTAAGAGAAGCTGTATATTATATTACAGGTGAAGACCAATTCCACAAAAAAGGAAACAAATTGGCTCACAAAATTTTAGATTTTTTGAATGAGAAAAATGATGAGTTAAGAGAAAAAACGGGTATTGCGGCAGGACTATATGGGACTCCAATGGAAACTGGCGTTGAAAAATTTGCTAAAGCTTGTATTAGAGATTTTGGTCAAATAGGAGATGGAACACAAAATTTATATATTACCAACTCTTATCATCATCATGTCTCTGATAAAATAGATGCTTTTACAAAACTAATTGATGAGGCACAATTTAGTGATAAAACTTCTTCAGGGTCAATAAGCTTCGTTGAAGTGCCTAATTTATCTAATAATATTGACGCAATGCTCGAAATTATTGAGTGTATCGGCGAAAACTGTTTATATGGTGAGGTAAACAGTGAAGTTTCTCATTGCAAAACTTGTGGTTTTAGTAGACACGATTTTAAAAAAGTATTAATTGATAATAGAGTTTTTTGGAAATGCCCTAAATGTGGAGAAACAAATCCAAATAAGGTGCTAACTTCTTATCGGATTTGTGGATACATTAGTAATTACACACCAAACAAAGGGCGTTCGCAAGATATATACAATAGAGTGAAGCATTTAAATTAAAAGGAGAGAATAATATGCTATACAACGAAGATTGTTTAAAAGTTATGAAAGAGATGACTACAGATAGTATAAATTTAACTTTGACAGATATTCCTTATGATTTTTGTTCAAAGAAAGATAATGGTTTAAGAACGATTGACAAAGGCAAAGCTGATACTTTAAAATTTAATTTAAAAGAATTTTTAAAAGAAGTATATAGAATCACAAAAGGAACAATTATAATTTTCTGCGGCCCTAATCAGATTTCAGAAATTTTTAATTTTTTTAATGAATTATCTTTAAAAAAGAAAGGAACTACAAGACAACTTATTTGGAGTAAAACTAATCCTTCACCCATGAATGGTGATTATATATACTTATCAAGTGTTGAAAACGCTATATGGTTTAGAAAGCCAAAATCTCCTTTTCATGCTCATTGTAAAAAATGCGTATTTGAATATCCAAATGGACGTAGTAAATTGCATCCAACTGAAAAAAATATCAATTTAATTAAAGAATTAATTTTGGATAATACAGATGAAAATGATATTGTATTTGACCCCTGTTTTGGTTCAGGGTGTCATTTATTGGCGGCAAAAGAAACAAATAGAAAATATATAGGATGTGAAATTGATAAAGAATTTTTTGAAATAGGCAAAAACCGTTTAAATAATTAAAATTTTATAAAAAGGAGAAAAAAAGACTTAATGATTTTCAATATAATTATTGTAATAGAGATAATAGTCTTTTGTGGTGCTTTATTATATGAAAGAAGCACAATGCCAACAATTGTAAACAGCGAGACAGATGAATAAAACGATATTTTATTTGAAATTTTGTATAACATTTAAGTTCGAAGAGAAATCTTTATTTGATTTCTCTTCTTTTTTATGCTATACTAATTATAGAAAATTAAGAAAGGAGAATAACAAAAAAATATTTTAAAAAGGAGTTAATTATGGAAAATAAAGTTAAAAGAACAAAGAAGAATGTAATTAAAAATTTAGTAAAAGAAAACCAAAGAATTCATGATTATGATAGTCCTTTTGGCGTGAGATTTTGGAACAAAATTTTAAAAGATTCCAAAGCTTTTTCCAGAAACAATAAAGTTTTTGACAGAAATATTCCTACTGTAATTGAACGTGCTTATGATAGATATAGAAAAGCACTAAAAACAGAAACTGATTCTTTAAAAAGATATGAGTTAGAGCAATTTCTTTTTCAACTTGAATATTTTATGACAGAAAAATGGCGAACATTATTTAATGATGATGCTAGACTAAAAGAGGGAAAAGAAAAAGTTATTTGGAAAAATAGATGTCCAGTAGAACTAAAAGAATATTATACACAAAGAAAAATTCAAAGAAGAAAGGAACACGAACTTAAAAATGCTAATTCTATTACAAATTCAGAGAAAAGAAGAAGTTGAATACCATATTCATAGTTTTATTTATCCAAAATTATCAAGAAAAGATATTAAAGAATATTATGAAAATTATTTGGGAAAGTTAAATGAAATTCCTTGTAGTTTTTATTTATTGTATCCTAATGAGATTAAAGAAGCAGAGAATGGCGAAATTCTTGATATTGAAAGTAGTATAAGATATAATTTTTATAAAGAGAATTTTAAACCATGGATTGATTTACCGAATAAAAGAGTTTATGTAGAGGTGTTTTAATGGTTTATGTAGGTGGTAAAAAGAAATTGGCAAAGTATATTTGTCCAATTCTACAGAAAGAATTGGATACAGGAAAATACTCGGCTTATGTAGAACCATTTGGAGGAGGCGGCAATATAATGGAAAATATCAATTTTCCAGTTAGATATTTTTACGACATTAACGAATATCTAATTGCCTTTTACAAAGCCTTACAAGATGGATGGGAAATGCCACAACCAAATAGTTTTGGAGCAGAACATTATAATGAAGTTAGAAATTCTTTTAAATTAAAAGATAAAAAATATCCAGATTATTATTATGGCTATATGATGTTTGTGCCAAGTTTTAGTGGTAAAATGTGGGGTTCTTATGGGAATGACGAAAGAAAGAGAAACCAACAGTATATGTCTGTTGTAAATAATTTTCCAAAAATAAAAGATTGCTTTTTCGAAGCTAAGTCTTATGATAAACTAAAATTTAATAATTGTTTAATATATTGTGATATACCTTATAAGAATAGTAAGAAAAATTATTATGACACTTCTTTTAATTATGATGATTTTTATAATTGGGTAAAAAGTAACTCTAAAAATAACAAAATTTTTATAAGTGAAAACTTTATGCCAAATGACTTTAAAGTTATTTGGGAAAAAGAATATAATCGAAGTCTCGGTGCTAGAAATAATATTGTTAGTATTGAAAAACTATATACAATCTAAAGGCGTGATATTAATGAATTATAATGAAATTATAAATTTTGATACAGGCAATTGTCATGGCATTTCTGTAACTTTGTTTGTTAGTGGATGTCATTTACATTGTCCTGAATGTCATAATAAACAAACATGGGATTTTAATAGCGGAAAACTATTTACAAATGATACTATCGAGGAGATTTTAGATAAACTAAAGTCTCCTCATATTTCTTATTTTGTATTATCCGGCGGCAATCCAGTTGAAAAAGAAAATATTGAAGCTGTTTTGAACTTGTGCCGCCGAGTCAAAAAATTAAATAAAAAAATTATTTGTTATAGTGGCTATACAATGGAAGAACTAAAAGAACTATATTCAAAAGATAAATTATCTTACTTTAACTATATTATTGATGGGAGATTTGATAAAGCTAAGATTTTAAAAGGATTGGATTTAAGAGGTTCTTATAATCAGCAGTGCTACGAAAATAAGGACACTTATTTTTTAAATATTTCTCAAAAATATTTTAAAGAAATTTATCCAAACGATGTCGAACAATATCATAATAAAATTTTCTTGTAAGAGGTGATATTTTGGCGGCAATTTATAACAATTTTTCAGAAGATGAAATAAAAAAGATGTTTAGAGCTTCTAGAACTAAAACTGAGTTCTTGAAAAAATTGGGCTATCAGCATTTTTCTAATAAAATGTATAATACCATTGTAAAAAAATACAATTTATCTAAAAAACTATACTACAATGTTCAAGAATTTATGGATAAACATGGCGGTGTTTTTACTTGTCATGATTGCAGATTTTGTGGACAATGTTTACCTGAAGGATATGAAATAAATCTAGAAAAATATAGTTTAGGGACACCAGAATGGGCAACTTATATTCAGGCTGTTTGTAGAGATTTTTATCCAAAAGAATATAAGATTGCTTTATTAAAAGATTTTCCAGATATTAGTAGCCGCAATTTATTAAGACCTATAACTACACCTATTTATTTATACAATAAAGACAAAAAATGGAAAATTGATAATGAAGAATTCTTTTTAGAACATAAAAATATTATATTAGGTGAAGATAATTTAAAGAATTTTTTAAATATTTATGGTAAAGAAATTATTGAAAAAGAAGAGAAAAAGTAATATAATAATATTATAGAGAAGTGAAGGAGGTATGTTAATGAAACAGATTTATGATGCTAATTCTATTGAAAGTCTGTCTTTTAAAGACGGTGTTAGAACAAGAATTTCAATGTATTTAGGGACTCCTGATACAGAAGGAATTTATCAAGCACTTAAAGAAGTAATTAACAATTCTACAGATGAAGCTTTAATGGGTTTTGGCAATAGAATTGAAATTACAGTTGATGAAAAACAGAATTTTGTAAGTGTTATGGATGAAGGAAGAGGAATTCCGTTTCAAGTAAAAGAGGATGGCACGAATGTTTTAGTTGATATTTTTACTAAAGCCCATACGGGAGGAAAGTTCAATAACAAAGCATATACAACTTCAAGTGGATTAAACGGTATTGGAATCAAAGCAACCTGCCTATCTTCTGAATTATTTGAAGCCCAATCAGTTAGAGATGGAAAAGTTGCGTCAGTATTCTTTAAAAAAGGAATTCTACAAAATTATAGAGAAGTAGATAACAAGTGTAATTTACCGAATGGAACTTATATCCGTTTTAAACCTGATAGAGAAGTATTCGTTGGTATGACAGATGGCTTTACTTTTAGTAGAATCTGTTCTGAAATTGAAAATATTTCTTATCTTAATAAAGGGATTCATTTTATTGTCAAAAATGATAATTCTAAAGAAGAAAGAGAATTCTATTCTAAAAATGGAATTGCTGATTTTATTAAAAGTAAAATGGTAAAACCACTGATGAAAGAACCAATTATTTGCTCTGCGAAAGATGAGACAGATGAATTGGAAGTGGCTTTTATTTGGACTGGTGGTCATGAACAGTCTTATGTCTTTGTAAATGGCTTATTCTGTGAAATGGGCGGCAGTCCAATTACAGGAGCAAAAACAGCAATTTCCAGTTCTGTAAAAAAATTAAGTGGAAAGGCTTTTGAACCCGATTTAATTAGAAGAGGATTAGTCTATGCTATTAACTGTAAAGTAAGTGAGCCACAATTTGCCAATCAGACTAAAAATTCCATTGGTAATAAGAATTTAAGGACGTTAGCTTCACAAGCGTTTAAAGAAGGATTGCAAAAATTCAGTCATACTAACGAATTTAATATTATTATTGATATTTTAAATAGAATGCAAAAAGCTGAAAATGCCGCCGATAAAGCAAGAGAAGCAGTATTAAATCATAATCAAGAAATGGATAAATTAAGAAAAAGTAAATTAGCTTTTATCGAGAAGTTAAAAGATTCAGAAGAACTAGGAGAAAATTCTATTCTTCTGTGTGTTGAGGGTAATTCTGCAGCATCTATGGTGGCAAAAGCCAGAAAAGTAGATAAATTTGGTTTATTATCATTAAAAGGAAAGATTATTAATTGCCTTTCCAATACAGAAGAAAAATACTTAGCAAACGAAGAAATTAAACTTTTACTTTATGCTATGGGAATTGATATAAATAATTATAACCCCAAGAAGTTAAGATATGGCAAAATTGGAATCTGCGTTGACGGGGATGAATAAGTCTTGTCCTAAAATGTTTAAAACGGTATCAGAAAAATAAGACTGCTTAATGAAACCAAAAGAGATATTAAGCAATAAAAAAGACGAATAATCTGACTAAGAGACCCTAAACCCTTATTGGGTGAGTTCAAGGGAATACCGTGAAAAAATAGATTAATCCGTTTCTTATTATATGGAGGTCATTTATATAATAGGAATATATAAAATTACAAATATTATAAGAAATGGATTAATTTATAATTTGTATCGACTATCTTCGTGAAGAAGAGTAGCTATATAAAATAGCGAAAAAGCATTCTTTTTTAAAGTAAAATATAGTCAGTCTTAATATGAAAATATTAAGGTATTACGTTAGATGGCAGCCACATCTCATTATTATTAATGGCGGCGATTTATAAACTTTGCCCGCAATTCTTAAAAGAAAATCGACTTTGTTGGCTTAGAGCACCTTTATTTATTGAAACAAAGAATAATAAACGATATTATTATTATTCAGAAAGAGAAAAACAAGAAAAATATCGTGGTGGTACAATTATTTCAGCAAAAGGCTTGGGTTCTATGAGTGCAGATGAAATGGAAGAAGCAATGTTTACAGAAGAGAATCAAAAATTAGATATATTAGAATACGAACCGGAAGTAGACAAATTGTTAGAGGATTTAATGGGAGAAGATGTTCTGCCTAGAAAAGAATTTATCTTTGAAAATATTGATTTTAGTAAGTATATGGAATATTAAGGTGGTGTTCTAATTGAAATTAGTAAATACAATTAAAGAAGCTTTTTCTGGATATGCCGCAATGACTATTCAACAAAGAGCTATTACTGATGTTAGAGATAATATTAAACCTTCTGCTCGAATGTGCTTTTTTGCTCAAAAGGAAGCTAAAATTGACAGTTCGCATACTATCCAGCCTTCACCTGCGTCTGTTGGCGAATGTATTAAAAACTATTATCTACATGGCGATTCGAGTTGTTATAAACTTTTAGCAAGATATGGTAAAGAGTATGTCATGCGTTATCCTTTAGAAGATTTTCATGGTTCTACTGGCTCTTTATTGTCTGCCAATTCAGAAGCAGCGAGTAGATATACCAAAATGCGTTTAAATAAATTGGGTGATAAACTTTTTAATTCTTTGGAAAAAGAAACGATTGATATTTGGTTTGATAATTTTTCCAATACTAAGAAATTTCCATCAGTCTTACCGTCATTAGGATTTTATAACATTGTAAATGGTTCAACTGGAATCTCTACGGGAATTTCTTCTTCGATTCCACAATTTAATTTAAAAGAAACAAACGAAGCTATGATTAAACTATTATATAATCCTGATATTCCTTTTGATGAGATTTATTGTCCACCGGATTTTATTAGTGGTGGTGTAATTTTAAATGAAAAAGAAGTAAAAGAATCTTTAAGACATGGTAGTGGGAAGTCTTGTTGTATTAGAAGCGTAATTGATTATGATGAAGCGGAACGAATTTTAATTGTAAGAGAAATTCCTTTTGGTGTTTTTACTAATACAATTTGTGGAGAAATTAAAGAATTAATTGATAATGGCGAATTAGTTGGAATTGATAAGGTGCTGGACTTAACAAAAGTTTCTCCTAATATCAAAATTTATTTATCCAAAAATGCTAACTATCAGAGAGTATTGAAAACTTTATATAAGAAGACATCTTTACAGTCTTACTATGGAATTAATATGGTTATGCTTGATGGTGGTACAAAACCAAAAGTATTTGGTTGGAAAGAAGCTCTACAAGCTCATTTAGACCATGAAATTTCTGTAAGAACAAAAGCACATCGGTTTGATTTAAAAGCTATTAATAAAAGATTAAATATTATTGCTGGACTTTTAATAGCTATTGCTAATATTAACGAAGTAGTTAGTTTAATTCGAGAATCGAATGATAAAGGTGAAGCTAAAGTAAAATTAATTGAAAGATTCGGGTACAATGAAGAACAAGTGGAAGCAATTCTTAAAATGACCTTATCAAGGCTTATTCATTTAGAAATTCAATCTTTTAATGATGAAAAAGAAAAATTATTAAAAGAACAAGAATATCATAATAATATTTTAAGCAACAAAAAATTACTTTATAAGGAAATCGAAGACGATTTAAGAGAAGTAGCAAAAGTTTACAGCGATGAACGCCGGACAAAGGTGATTAACTTGGACTTTACCTCTGATGACGAAGATGCTGAACCTATTGAACAAAAAGAATTGTTAATTAATTATACTAATATGGGCAATTTTTATACAATGGAATCCACTACTTTAATTACTCAAAGACGAGGAGCAAAGGGGAAAAAATTAAAGATGAAGCCGGATGAAGTGTCTGTTTTTTCACTTGCGGATACTAACTATAGTAACATTTTGGTTTTTACAAACAAGGGAAAAATGTATCAAATTCCGGCTAGTGAAATTCCAATCGGACGTGTTCATTATTCACAACTTTTAGATTTAACCGATGATGAAATTATTACTACTATCATTTCTACAGAAAAAAAGAATGCTTATAAATATTTGTTTTTTATCACAAAGAATGGTATGATTAAGAAGTCAGAGAGCAAGTTATATAATAGCTGCTCTAAAAGAGGTTTAGCAGCAATTAAGCTAAAAGAAGGAGATGAAGTATTAAATGTTTGCTTGATTAATGACGAAAAGATTGGAATTTTAACAAAGAAAAATAACTTTTTAATTACCGATTCAGATAGTGTTGAAGCTATTGGGCGACAATCTACTGGAGTAAAAGGAATTAAATTACAATCAAATGATTATGTGATTGATGCAAAAGCAATTCCTAATAATTCTACAAATTTAGTCGCCGCAACTCGTAATGGGTTGATTAAAAAAACTTTATTGTCTGAGTATCATTCTCAAGGTAGAGCAACCATGGGGAACAAGATTTCAAAAGTAAAAGACGATGATTACGTTATTAAATTCTTGACTACTGATAAAGATTGTGATATAATTATTATAGGAAATGAGGGAACGGTAAGAATTAATACAAAAGAAATTTCTCTTGTTTCCAAAAGTGCTTTAGGTGTGAAAGGAACAAATCAAGAAATCACAAATTTGCTCAAAGTAAAAAGTTGATTTCAAATAAAAATTATGCTATACTAATTATAGTAAATTAAATAGCACACCAGCTATTTAAGATATAAAAATTATTATTATTTTAAAGGAGAGATGTTTTTATGGCAAGTATTAATACAATTAAGGTTCTAGATTTTCTAAAGAGTAATGGTGCTGGTGCTAAGTTTACTGCCAAGCAGGTTCAGCAAGCTCTTGGTGTTGAAAAGGTTCAGCAGGTTACAGGTGCGGTTCTAACAATTGAACGTAAGGGTAAGAAGGCAGGTGTGGATTATATTGAAAGATTCTCTATGCCGACAGAAATTCAGAACCCAGATGGAACTACAACCGTTAAGGATGTAAAGTATTTTACTCTAACAGAAGCAGGCATGAATTTAACAATTGAATAATATAAGGGGAGTTTAATCTCCCCACTTATTCTTAAAACTTACTACTATTATTTTTTTTGGAGGATATTAAATGTTAAATATTAAAGAAAATAAAAGCTATAATAATTTTGTAATTACAGGAACGCTATCTACAATTGATGTTAAGGAAGGACGTAGTAAGTCAACAGATGCGTATCCACAAGGACGAGATTATGTTCGAGTAAATGCTATGGTTCGTTTAGACCAAGAAATTAATGGCGTATTAACTCAATGTGAAGTTCCAATTGAATTATATGCCAATAAGGACTATTCTAAGGGTGATGTTAATCCTATTTACACTAACGGTCAGAAATTTAAAGATTTTATTTCTTTATCTGCTGCGGGAGATAAGCCTGAAAAAGCAACAAGAATTTCTATTGGTGCTGATGGCAAAAAGGGCGGCACAATTAACGAAAATGTTTATATTCCAGCTGGAACAGATAAGGAAATGAGTATTACAAAGTTCAGAATGTTGGGAGCAAAGGAAGCCGCGTCAAAGGATGTTGATTGTGCTACTTTCAATCTTAATAATGTTGTAATTGGTTCTGTTAAGGAAGAAGTTAATCGAGATGGTGAAAATACAGGACGGTTAAAGGTTAAGGTTATTCTTGTAGGCTATCAAGGTCGTGTGGATGTAGTAGAATTTATTGCTGAAAGTGAAAATTCTCAGGCATATGACTTTATTTCTGAAAATTGGAATAAGGGTGATACAGTTAATATCGTAGGAAGAATTAAATATTCTGTAAAGGACGAAGTAAAGAAGGTTGAGCAAGCATTTGGCGAACCATTAGTAGAGCATTATACTAAAAATGTTAGAGAGTTAATCATTACTGGCGGCACAATGCCAAATAACGAAGCTCAGAGTTATGATATGGGTGATATTCAGCAAGCTTTAGCAGAAAGACAGGCAAGAATTGAACAAGCTAAACAAAAGGCAAATAGTGTGAATAAACAGAAGACATCAAATGTAATGGGTAGTGAATTTGATTTCTAAATTAATAGGGGATTAAGTTCCCCTATTTTTATATCTATTTTACTTTTTGGAGGAATTAATATTTATGGCTTTAAATTTATTTGAACTTGAACCACAAAAAATTAGTAGAAATTTAAAAGGAAAAATTAGTCTTTTTTACGGTTCGCCTAAAAACTGGGCACTACTTTAAAAATATAAAGTAGTAAAACGAAGTAAAAACGGGAAGGCTGAGATGCTAATCCGAACGGAAGTATTTATTAAAAGTAAATACACGTGCAACGCATAGAGAAAATAACTTTAGAGGTTAAAATGACAATAATTGAACAAAAAATAGTAAATGATTATCAGTATAAGAATTATTCTATAAAAAAAATATCTATGAAGTATCATCTAGGGCAAGGGGAGATAAGAACAATTTTAAAAAATAACGGTATTTATGTTCGCTCTCTTATTGAAGATAAAATAGTTAAGAATAATTCAAACTATAGACTTGAAGAAATAGAAAAAATAGTGATAGATAATTATTTAAATAAAAAATATGGATTATTAAAGTCGGGTAAACAATTTGATTTATCTACAACTGTTGTGAAAAAAATCCTTAAAAAATATAAGATTTCAATTAGAGACTATAATACTTCTAAAGAGTAAAACTCCACGAGACTTCGGCACTGAATAGTGTGAAAGGTATGCTGAACTATTGCGAAATGAAGCAGTAGAAGTATAGAATAAAAAGTCTATACGATAACAAAATTGGGTGTAGGGAAGACTACTTTAGCATCAAACTTCCCTAAGTCATTAATTCTTAGTTTTGAACCCGGTAGCAATGGATTACATAACAAGTTCGTTGCTCCTGTTAAGAGTTGGAGTGATTATAAGGATTTTGTAAAACAATTGAAGAGAACTGACCCAAAAACTAAAAAACCAATTCTATTAGATAAATATGAAATTTTAGTAATTGATACAGTAGATGAAGCATATAAGCTTTGTGAAAAGTATGTATGTAATGAACATGACGCTGAAACAATTAAAGATGTCGGCGGCTATGGTTCTGGTTATAAAATTTTAGACTCTGAGTTCATGGATTCTTTTAGAGAATTAGTTTACTATGGCTATGGTCTACTCTTTATCTCTCATGAGACAGAAAAGCCAAAGATAAATGATTTAGGGCAAGAATATACTCAAATTGTTCCGGCTCTATCGAATAGACCGTTTCTATTAATTGATAAATTCGTAGATATTATTGGTTATATTCGAGAAATCCCGGAAAAGAAGAATGACCAGATTACACACGAGCGTTATATCTTCCTAAGAGGAGATGAAAGATTTTTAACAAAGTGTCGATTTAGACATATTGTTCCAAGAGTTAAATTGGATTATAATGAGTTTGTAAATGCGATTTATGATGCTATTGATAAAACAGCCGCAGAAAGCGGTGATGAAGCAACTGACGAAGAAAACATTTATTTTAGTAAAACTTTTGATGAATTAATGGAAGAAGCAAAAAGCATTTGGATTAAAGCATCAGTAGACCAAAAAGAAGCAATTATGACTATTTTAGAAAAGAATTTTGGAAAAACAATTAAATTTTCTGAAATTATAGCAGAACAGAAGACTGAATTAGAAGACTCTCTTAGAGAAATTAAAGATAGTCTAAACTTTGACTAATTCTTTGGGGAGATAATAATTATCTCCCCTTTTATTTTACTTATTTATAGGAGTGGCGGCGATTGAAAAAAATTATTGATACAAATGTTCTATTAGATTATCCGCAAATTGTAGAAAAAGAAGATGATAATTTAATTGCTTTATCAGTCTTAAAGGAGTTAGACGGATTAAAAAAGCATTTAAACAAAGAAGTTGCTGAAAAAGCAAGGCGAGCGGCGGTATATATTTCAAGAAATTTAGATAAATTAAAATGGGATTCAACTTATCGAGATAAAGTTGTAGATGAACAGCTTTTAGATATTACAAAAGAAAATGACGGCGTTCTCATTACAAACGATGTGTATCTTAAAGTTCAAGCTATTATTAAAGGCATTAGAACTGAAGGATATGGAGATAAAGATGAGTATAGTGGTGTAGCTTATTGGTCTCCAAATTTAGATAGTAATTTATATTCTAAAGAACTAGAAAATATCTATGAGAAAGGGGTTGTGCCGGAAGGTCTAAGGCTTAGTTATAATCAATTTTTAATTGTTAAAAATAAGTATGAAAAAGAGATTGACAAATATGGCATTGAAGATTATAAGGATATTGCCGCCTTTCGTTATGATGGCTTTAGACTTAATTTAGTTAAAGATACTTACGCTATTCATAATAAGTATATTGATACTCTAAGAGCCAGAAATACTGAACAGCAATGCTTACTCGCTGCTTTATCTGATAGAGATAATAAGATTGTTTATGCTGGAGGTTGTGCAGGGTCGGGTTATTAATTAGCTCCCTTATATAGTAATATATATTGAATAATGTGGTTAATTGCTGGGATACCTAAATTAATGTTAATATGGCAATCAGCAGCTAAACCGTTTAGCCAACGGGAAGTTCAACGACTATTCCTTATGGAAGTAGATTTTTTTAAATTCAAAAACCACACTTCGTCTTAATTATTTTGGTGATATTATGAGGACTTTTACTGAAAATGAAGAAAGAGAAATATGTAGTTTATATAAAAAAGGAAAAAGTAAAAACTATATTTGCAAAATTTATCACTGTCGATTGGAAGCTATAAGCAATGTTCTTAAAAATAATAATATTAAAACTAGACCTTTTGGTCTTACGAAAAATCTTAATATTAAAGAAGATTTTTTTGAAGTAATTGATTCAGAAGAAAAAGCATATTTTTTGGGTCTTTTGTTTACTGACGGGTCGATTAGTAAACCAGAAAGAACACGCTCATCTTCTATTAGATTACAATTAAAAGAATCTGACATTAAAATAATTGAAATTTTTAAAAATATATTAAATATTGAGTCAAAAATATATTACGATAAAAGAAAAAACAAAGAAAGTGTTGTTATTGGATTTCGGAATCAAAAAATGGCAAATGATTTAGCAAAATTCGGAATAATACCAAATAAAACTTATTTAACAAATCATTTACCTGAAGTTCCTAAAAAATTTTTAAAAGATTTTTTAAGAGGATTGCTAGATGGTGACGGTAGCATTTATCAAGAAACAAAAACCAAAAAATATAGAATTGATTTTTGTTCTTATCATAAAACCATTTGTGAAGATTTTAAAAATTATTGTGCCACACTCATTGGAGAAGAAAATACAAATACTATAAACAATTATGGTACAGCTTATCATATAAGATTTAACAAACAAGAGATAGTAAGGCAATTGGCTATTGCTTTATATAAAGATTCAAAACTGTCTATTTCAAGAAAACAAGAAATAGCAGAAAAAATATTTTATATTTAAGACGAAGAAGATATAGTCTACTCCGACAAAAAGTGTTAAAGTATCCTGAAAAGGACGGTATAAAGGAAGAGCTTCATTTTAACAAATTTTGCTTTACAAGAATTAGAAAGAGGGAAAATTTCAAAAATTATTTATGTTCCAAACAATGCTTATACAAAAGATTCTTTAGAAGTAGGCACATTGCCGGGTGATTTACTCCCCAAAATCAGCGGTCAAATTGGCCCGTTAATTGACTTAATTGGAATTGATAGAGTTCAAAACATGATTGAACTAGAAGAATTAGAAGTTGTTCCTATTGCCTCTATTAGAGGACGTAGTTTTTCAAATGCTATTGTTATTATTAATGAAGCACAAAACTTAACTGAATATCACATTAAACTTTTGATTTCTCGTTGCGGTGAAAATAGTAGAATCTTTTTTGATGGCGATTTAAAACAAACGGATAGCTTAATTTTTAAAGATAAGAGTGGATTAAAGCTATTATTGAAACTAAGAGAGTCTCCAATTTATTCTAAGATTTTTGCTGCAGTAAAATTGAGAAGAATTGAACGTAGTTTGGTTGCTCAGGCGGCAGAATATTTAGATGAAATTTAAAAATAAAATAAAACAAAAAGGAGAATTGAGAATTTCTTGATTCTCCTTTTAAAATATGTTATAATAAATATAGAAAAAGAAAAGAGAGGTCGGTCGGTGATATGAAAACTAAAATTACGCCGGAAATTATAGAGCAAATTAACGAACTTTTAAAAGAAAAAACACAAAAAGAAGTAGCAGAAATTTTGAAGCTAAGCCCGGCAGCTGTAAGCAAATACTCAAACAAGAAGAAAGTTAGAAAAGAAATAACCCTCGAATTGATTAATGAAATAAATGAAAAATACAAAGAATATAGAAATCTGTCTCGTGTAGCAAAAGAACTAAACATTTCATATGCTACTGCCGGAAAATATTTATCAGAAGAAAATAAAGAATTAAAAAAGAAAAATTATGATGATAGAGATGCTTTGTTTTATTACATTATTAGACTTTTTGGAGTTAATTCAGAAGAAGAGCCAGTAAGCACTCATAATTTAACATTAATGAATCGTATGTTAAATCAAGGAATTTCTTATAAAGCCCAGCTTTTAACTTTGAAATATTTTTATGAAATTAAAAGGAATAAAGTAAAAGAAGAATATAAAACAATTGGTATTATCACTTATGTTTTGAAAGATTCAATAAATTATTATAAGGAAAAAGCAGCGGAACAAAAGTTAATTGAAGAACAAATTAAAAAGCAACTAGAAAAGGATAGAATTGAAATCCCTTACAACCCGTCTCAATTTTTGTATAAAAAAAGAAAGAAAAAGAAGCAAATTGATTTAGATTCTATTGAATAAAAGGAGAATTATTATGAGAAAGATTAGTGATGAAGAATTAAGAAAAGTTTTAAATTTACATGAAAAATGGCTTAAAAAAGAAGAAGATGGTGTTCGTGCTGATTTAAGCGAGACAGATTTAAGTAATAAGGATTTATCTTATACCAATTTGACGGCAGCCAATTTAGATTATGCTTTATTAGAAAATTCCGATTTAAGATGTTCTTTTTTAAATAGTACAAACTTTTTGGGGGCAAATTTAAGAAATGCAAATTTGTCTGATGCTATTCTTGAACGTGCGAATTTTTTAAATGCGTGTTTAACTGATGTTAACCTTGAAGGTGCTTATCTTAGCAATAACATATTAATTAACACAGACCTTAGCAGAGTAAAGTATGAAGAAAAAACAAAACTTTTTGCTTTACAGTGTCCTGAAAAAGGAAGCTTTATTGGATACAAACTCGCAATCGCTGAGAGAGTACATCCTTGTATTATAGAATTACTAATTCCAAAAGACGCAAAACGCTCATCCGCCACAAGCAAAAGCTGTCGATGTAGTAAGGCTAAGGTTTTGTCTATCACCTCTTTTGATGAGGTGATAGATTATACTTTCGCTTATTCCTATTTTGATGAAACTTTTATCTATCGAGTTGGCAAAATAGTAGAAGTGAAAGATTTTGATGAAAATAGATGGAATGAATGTTCTACTGGGATTCATTTCTTTATTACTAGAGGTGAAGCGGTGAGTTATTATTATTCTTATTCATTTTTGCTATTGTATCAATAATGTGGTATAATATTGTTATAGAAAAGGAGTGATACTTATTGATTCAAGTTGATAGACATACAGTAATTCAAATTTTAGGTTCACTAATGGCACAGCCATCATTATTAAACGATACAGATAAATATTTATTAGAAAAAGATGATTTTTCACAAACAATGGATAAATACATTTTTTCAGCAATTTATAACTTATATACTCAAGGTGCTGAAGCTATTAGAACTGTTGATATTGTGAATTATTTAGACACTAATTCTAAAGCAAAAAACTTGATTGAAAAAGAAAATGGAATTAGTTTTTTACAAGATTGTGAAAATGAATGTGAACCAAAAAACTTTAGTTATTATTATAACAATTTAAAAAAGCTTAATTTGCTAAAAGATTTACAAAGAACAGGAAAAGATGTTAGTAATATTTATTGCGAAGATGTCTTAAATCCAGATTACAATAAAATTAATGACAAATTTGAAACAATGACTCCTAATGACATCATTAATCTTTTAAAAAGTGAAGTAGCAAATTATGAAAAGAAATTTGTATTAAACAATCAACTATCTGAAAGCCGAGCTTCTGACAATATTAGAGATTTAATTAAGGAGTTAAAAGAAGAACCAGAAGTTGGATGTCCATTACAAGGAGATATTTTTAATACTATTTGTCGTGGCGGCAGAAAAGGAAAAATGTATTTACGTTCGGCAGGAACTAGCGTGGGAAAGACAAGGCAAATGGTAGGAGATTGTTGCTGTATCGCTTACCCAATTCGATATGACATTAACAAAAAAGAATGGGTTTCAACGGGAAACTGCGAAAAAGTATTATATGTAATGACTGAACAAGACCCAGAAGAAATCAAAACAATGATTTTAGCTTATCTAACAGGTTATAATGAAGAAATATTTCTTTATGGGAATTATAGAGAAGAACATATGGAACGAATAAAAGTAGCAATTTCTATTATGGAAAAATATAAAGACAATGTTCTATTCGCACGAATACCTGACCCAAGTTCAAGTGTTATTAAAAATTTATTCAGGCGATATAATTTACAATATGGTGTAGAAAATTTCTTTTATGATTACATATTCTCAAGTCCGGCAATGTTAGAAGAATATCGAGATTTAAAATTGCCGGAGCACGTTTGTTTAAGATTGTTTACAACAGCATTAAAAAATTTGGCAGTAGAATTAAATAGTTTTATCATGACTTCAACGCAAATTTCTGGAGATGATGACCCAAAAGGAGGATTCAGAGATTATAAGAAAGTCAGAGGGTCTTATGGTTTTGGCCTATCATATTTTTGTCTTTTCATCAAAGAGGTTGTTTATTAACAGCTAACGAGGAATTCTAAATCAAATAAGAAAATCTCGTGGGAATAAAATCCTGTATCGACTATCTCTGTGCTGAAATGCTGAGAGTAGGGACGTTATTGATACACGTCTTGGTTTTAAGAAATGAAGCCAATGAGAACCGAAAAGGGTATGACATATAAATTATATGTTAAGAAATAGTCAGTTCTATTTAGAAATAAATAGATTTACGCAAAATCAATAGCCGATTTGGTAGACGTAGGTTGTATCATGAGCCGACCAACAAGAGAAGAATTACAACCATATTCAGAATATATTTCTAGTTTTGGAGAACCAAATTTAGTAATTGATGTTTATAAAAATCGGCGTGGACGTTGGAATATGGTAAGAATTTTTTGTAAGAATGATTTGGGTATTTGTCGCAGAAAAGATTTATTTATAACAGATGCTCAAGGTCGTGTTTTAACCGATTTTAATCTAGCAAACTATTCCATTTTAAAAAAAGGTGGTTTTAATGATGAATTAAACTTATATAACACTGGTGAGGTTAGTGATTCTTTATTAGAAAGCAGTTGTGCCATTGAGCCAAAGGAAACTGAAAATTTAACTGCTGATGATATTAAAGAAGCTTTTGGAACTTTAGCTGAAAAAAAAGATTGGGATGATATGTTATGACATTAAAGGAATTAAATGAGCAACTAACACCCGAAAGAATAATTGAATTGGTTTATTCTTTGGGCGGCACAACCCATATTGAAAAAAAAGATTGTATCATTTTTCAAACTTTGTGTCATAATGAAAATCCGGAAGAAGCAAGTTTAAAATTATATTATTATAAAAATTCCAAACTTTTTACTTGTTATACACATTGCGGCGAATCCTTTGATATTTTTGGTCTTTTTGAAAGACGATACAATTTATTAGGAATCCAATACGATTTTTACAGAGATATAGTTCTAAAAGTTGTTGATGATTTAAAAAAGAAAAACTATGTTGAATCTTTTGATTACAAAAGTTATGAAACGATTTATTCTGATTTTCATAGACATCGACCAGTTATTAATCTAAAAGAATATGATAGCGGCATTTTAAATTGTTTTATTAAATATTATACAAGCGAATGGTTAAGTGATGGAATTTCAAAGGCAGCAATGGATAGGTATAATATTCTTTATTCTATCAGTCAAAATAAAATTATTATTCCACATTATAATATAGATGGCAAACTAATTGGGATAAGAGGTCGCTCATTAAATCCAGAAGACTTAAAAATAGGAAAATATATGCCTATTTCTGTTGGTGAAACAACCTATTCTCATCCATTAGGATTTAACTTGTATGGAATAAATAATGTAAAAGATAATTTAAAAAAATATAAAACGGCTATTCTCGTGGAAGGTGAAAAATCTGTTTTATTGTACGAAACTTATTACGGCTCGGCGGCAAACATTTGTGTAGCGGCTTGCGGCAGTTCAATTCATCGTTATCAAATAAAAATGTTAAAAAAGATTGGAGTAAATAGAATTATTATTGCTTTTGATAAAGAAGGTAAAAATTATAAAGAGAAACAAAAATATTATCAAAAGTTGAAAAACTATTGTTTTAAATTTAGTTCTTTATGTAAAATGGGATTTTTATGGGACTATCAGAAATTATTAGAATTAAAAGACAGTCCTTTAGACAAAGGAAAAGAAACTTTTGAAAAATTATTGAGGAGTGCGATTTACGTTTGAAGTTTTTAAGAAGAACAAAAAGAGAGATTAATGAAAACTTTTTAGAAAATTTATTAATTGATAGAGGAATTTTAGAAGATAATGAAGACTACAAGAATAGATATTTTAATCCTACAGCAAAAGAATTATTTCCGCCTGAGTTGTTAGATAATATGAAAGAGGGAAAAGAATTATTAGAAAAACATATTAAAAATAATAGCACAATATTAATCATTATGGATTCAGATTTAGACGGCGTAGCTAGTAGCACAATAATTTATAATTATTTGTCAATGCTAAAAGTGAATGAAGGATACGAATATACTTTAAAATATCTAATTCCAGAGGGTAAAGAACATGGTTTAGAAACAAAAATGGATTTGTTCTTAAAGGACAAAACTTATGACTTAATCATAATTCCTGATGCTGGCAGTAATGATACAGAAGAGTGTAAAATTCTTAAAGATTTAGGATATGATATTTTAATCCTTGACCACCATCTTAGTTCTGGCTATTGTCAAGACGCTGTAATAATTAATAATCAGTTATCAAAGAACTATCCCAATAAAGCATTAAGTGGTGCTGGTGTAGTTTATAAATTTTTGAAATACTTTGAAAGTAATAAAGAAGCTAAATTTGCTGATGCTTTTTTAGATTTAGTTGCTGTTGCTCATGTTGCCGACTGTATGAATACTAACACTCTTGAAAATAGATATATTAATAAAGTTGGACTTTCTAATATTTTTAATGAAGGACTTAGAGCATTAATTAAACAACAAGCATATTCATTATTTCGGATGAAAACAGAAGATATTACAGAAGATTTTTTGGATAACTGCCGCCTTACACAAACTCAAGTGGCATATTATATTGCTCCATTAGTAAATGCTTTAATTCGAGTAGGAAATCAAAATGAAAAAGATTTATTATTTAAAGCTTTTACAGAAACTTATGCTCTTGAAGAAATTCCATCGACAAAAAGAGGACATAGTAATGAAACAGAAACAATTTCTGAACAAAATGCCAGAAATTGTGCGAATGCTCGTGCTAGACAGAATAAAGAAAAAGAAAAGGCAGGAGAGCTTTTAGATATTCAAATTATTGAAAATTGTTTAGATGAAAATCAAATTTTAGTTTTACACGCTGATGATTTAAATGTTTCAACAACACTAACTGGATTATGTGCTACTGAAATTGTATCACGTTATAAAAAGCCAGTTCTATTAGGCAGAACGAATTCAGAAGGATTATTTAGGGGGTCTGTAAGAGGAGTATCAAATTGTGAACTTACAGATACTAAACAATTTTTACTGGATAGCAATTTGATGGATTACGCAGAGGGTTAATAATATGGCTCTTAATTCTTTTGTCGTTTATCAACGAGGTCTATTATAGGCTAACGGGGAAAGCTGAAATGCCAATCCCGTAAGAAATGATTTTTTTTTAAAATTAAACTTCTAACGACTATCCTTTTATGGGAGTAAAATTGTTATTGATACACAATTAGAAACAGGAATTCTATATTTATAGAAGATATAGTCTAAGCTTTAAGGAAACTTAAAGAACACTTGCACTCACAAGCATTTGGCTTTTCCATTAAAGAAAAAAACATTCCAAAACTATTAGAATATGCCAATACAAAACTTTCAGAAATTAATTTCAACGAAGGTGTTTATGAAGTTGATTTTATTGTTGCTGGCAATTATTCTAAACTTGATGGTTTAATTCTTGATTTAACAAAAAATGATGGTGAAAGCTTTGGACAGTTCAATCCAGAGCCAAAAATTTTAGTAAAAAATATTATTTTAAATAAAAAGGATATTAGAATTGTTGGTGCGGCGAAAAATGTTATTAATTTTACTTTTAATAATATTAAGTATGTAATGTTTAAAGCAGAGAAAATTATTAAAGAAATTAATGGACTGAATAATAAAATTAATTTAACTGTCATCGGGACACCTAATAGAAATGAATATATGGGTAATGTGTCGCCACAAATTGTAATATCTGATGTTGAAATAAAAGAAGATGATTATTTAAGTTTTTGACTTTTAAAATAAAATGTGGTATAATAATATTATAGAAAGGTGAAAGAAACACCAACAAATAGGAGGCATATTATATGAATGAAGGACTATTATTAAAAAGAACAGAAGAATTTATGGTCAATACCGAAGAAGAAGCCAAAGCATTAATTGAGAATGCTAAGGCTAAGCAATTAGAAGATGGATACGAATTAACATCTTATTCATCTACTAAGAAGTGTAAGAAAGACGAAAGTTGGGTAATTGTTAAGTTAGTAAAAGTTTATTAATTTTGCTGGCGAAGAAAGGCTATTGGCTTAATCGCTGATAGTCTTATTTTTTTTAGAGGTAAATTTATGATAAAAAACGATAAATATTATACAAAACTCAATATTGCTAAAAAGTGTATTAATTTTACAAAAGAACATATTCCAAATTTTAATGACTATATTCTATTAGAACCATCGGCTGGAAATGGAAGTTTTTCATCTCAATTACAAGATTGTGAAGCTTATGATTTATATCCAGAAAATGAAACTATTAAAAAATTAAATTTTTTAAATTACTTACCGGATTTAAATAAAAAATATATTGTAATTGGAAATCCTCCTTTTGGTAAGCGTTCAAATGATGCTATATTATTTTTTAATAAATCGGCTACCTTCGCTGATTATATTGCTATGATTTTTCCCGTTTCTTTTATGAAATGGAGTGTTCAAAAGCAATTAAATACTACCTATAATTTGATTGAATATTTTTATTTGCCCGAAAATTCTTTTTTAGAAAACAACAAAGATTATAAAATAAGAACGGTCTTTCAAATTTGGTCAAAAGAAGAGTTGTGTTCAATAAACAAAAGATTATCTTCGCCGCCAAAAATTAGCCATAAAGATTTTTTAATTTGGCAGTATAATGCTACTTCGCAATCTTTTAATAATGTTTATGAAGATTGGGATTTAGCAGTGTTTAGACAGGGTTGGCATGATTATAATCAACTATTTTACCCTAAAGCTAAGAGTGAAGTTATAGAGAGAATGAGAGATGGTCAACAATTCTTTTTTATAAAATTTTTGAATCAAAAAGCAGAAGAAATAATTTTAAAAATGGATTTTAATAGCTTGGCGGCAAGAAATACTACGATTCCGGGCTTTGGAAAAGGAGATTTTGTTAGTTATTATGAAGAATTGAAAAAGTAAGTAATTAGGTGTATAATTAATATAGAAAAGATGAAGGGGTGATTGATACGGAAAAAGAATTTTATGGTAGTTGTCATACTCATTTAGACAGTAGCAATTATCGTCTAAGGGATTGTATTATTAAACTTGAGCCATTATGTAAATATGCTCTTGAATTGGGGCATAATTTTGTAGCTATCACAGACCACGAAACCGTTTCAAGTTTTTTACATTGTCAAGAAGTAGAAGAAGAAATAAGAAAAAAACATCCAGATTTTAAAATTATAAAAGGAAACGAGATATATCTTTGTAGAGATGGATTAAATAAAGAAAATTATAAAAGAGGTGAAGATAGATTTTGGCACTTCATTTTATTGGCGAAAGATGAAATTGGTGTTAAGCAACTTTATGAATTGTCTACAAGGGCATGGATGAGAAGCTTTAAGCAAGGTAAAATGATAAGAGTACCAACTTATTATCAAGATTTAAAAGATATTGTTGAAAAAAATAAAGGACATATTATAGGCTTAACAGCCTGTTTGGGAAGTTTTCTCGCAACAAAAAGTGTATTATATTATAATAATCATGATGAGAACCTTTACAATAGTTTATTGTCATGGGTTAATGATATAAGAAACATTTTTGGAAAAGATGATTTTTTTCTTGAAGTTCAGCCAGCCAATTCTAAGGAGCAAAAAGCAGTTTATCATGTGTATAAAAGAATTTCAGAAGAATTAAGAATTCCAGTTGTTATTTCTTTAGATGCTCACTATTTAAAGAAAGAAGATATTGGTATTCATCATGCTTTTTTAACTGCCCAAGAGGGTGAACGAGAAACCGAAGAATTTTATGCTACAACATATATGATGAGTAGAGAAGAAATTCATAATTATATGGACGATGAAATTGGGGCTGACTTAGTTTCTAAATGGATGGATAATACAAAAATAATTTATGATAAATGTAAATATTACAATTTAAAAAAGCCTTTACACATTCCTTATTTACCAAAAACTATAAACAAAATAACAGAAAAGCAATTTTTAGAATATAAAAATCGAATAAAAGAATTAGAATATTTTTATGTTTCTAATCATCAAGAAGACAGAGATTTGGCGGCGGCAATTATAACAAAAATTTATGAAGATAAAGACCAATATGATAATGAAGAAACTTATGAAGCGATAGATGATAATTTAAGAGCAATTCGCTTAGCTTCAGAAAAGATGAACACTTGTTGGAGTGCTTATTTGTTAAATATGAGAGATTATATAAAAATTATATGGGAAAAAGGTAATTCTCTTGTTGCTCCATCAAGAGGGAGTGGTTGCGGCTTTCTTTTATTAAATATGTTAAATATAACACAAATTAATCCTTTAAGAGAAAAAACCAAAACTTATAGCTTTAGATTTTTAAATCCAGAACGTGTTAGTGTCTTAGATATTGATTGTGATATAGAAGGAGGAAAGCGACCGCAAGTTTATGGGGCATTACAAGAAGCTTATGGAAAAGATAGAGTTTCAAAAGTTTTAACAATAAAAACAGAAAAAGCACGTTCTGCTTTACAAACCGCAGCAAGAGGATTAGGTTATCCGCCTGAAGTTGGAGCTGATTTATCACGATTCATTAAAGCTGATAGGGGTCTACAAAGAACACTTAAACAAACTTTTTATGGTGATGAAGAAAATAATATTCCTCCAGATAAAACTTTTCAAGACATGATGACCAATAAATATCCTGATATATGGAAAGTTGCTCAATATATAGAAGGCATGGTTAATGGCGTGGGTAAGGTTATTGCTCACTATAAATTTTGCGAACGCAAGCTAAGCGGTGTCGTATAATTATTTATACGGCTAACGGGGAAATCTAAGTTTTTATAAATATGACAATCCCGTGCCGACCCAATAAAAAAAGGGAAGGTCTAACGACTATCGGTGATGAATGTAGCCGAGTAAAATTGAGATTAGCACAATTTGAAGTTCAAAACATTTCTTTCATTTTAATTTTTCAAATTATTATATCTAAAGGAGGTGATTGAAATAAAATATTCAAATGAAATGTATATCAATATGATAAAAGATTTAGAAGAAAATATATTAAATAATAAACAAATCGCTCAAAAATATAATTGTTCAATTTCACTTGTGGAAAATTTTAATAGTTGTAAATACCATAATAATTTGCATAATTATAAAAAGAATATACGTAGAGAAGCTAATAATATGATAAGTAATTGTATTAATGAATATACAATTATAAAAAATGGTATCTGTTCTATAAATATAATAAATACAAAAGGTGAAAAAGCAATATGTCTTTTTGATTATGAAGATTTAAAAATTTTACAACAACATAGTTGGACAATTAGGCTAGATAAACAAAGTCATTATAGAGTTCAATCTGAAGGCAAAAGTTTGCATCAATTCTTGCTTGAATATGATTCTTCTAAATATTGTGTTGACCACATAGACCAAAATCCTTTAAACAATTGTAGAAGCAATTTGAGAATAACCACAAGTTCTATAAATTCAACCAACGCCCGACCAAGACCAGAAAGCAAAACTAAAATTAGAGGAGTATATTTTAGACCCGCACGAAAGGGCATTTCAAAAGATAGTTGGATTTGTGAATGGTTAGTAAATGGGAAAAGACATACAAAGAGCTTTTCTTGTGAAAAATATGGTGAAAAGAAAGCATTTGAACTTGCTAAAAAATTAAGAGAAGAAAAAATGAAAGAAATGAAGATATAGTCTGGACTCTAAGGAAACTTAGAGGTATCCGAGTCATGCTGGTGGAATTATTTTTTACGATGAGCCAATTACAAATACAACTGCTTTAATGAAAACTTCTAGTGGTGATATTATTACTCAATATGATTTATGGAGATTAGAAGAAGTTAGTCTTATTAAAATAGATTTATTAAGCATTGAAGCTTTGGATAGAATAAGAGCATGTTTAGATTTACTTACTGAATACGATTATTTAGATAAAAAATTATCACTAAGAGAAAGATATGAACAAGCAATTGGTGTATACAATCTTGAACGTAATGCTCCAGAAATGTGGCAAATGATTCATAATCATAAAGTTGAAAGTTTGTTTCAAATGGAAGAACAAAGCGGTGTAAAAGGAATAGCAGTAGCTAAACCTACATCAGTAGACGATTTGGCAGCTTTAAATGCGGCGATTAGATTAATGCCGCCAGAAGGAGTAAAAGAAACGCCAATTGATAAATTTGCTAGATTTAAAAATAATATAAATGAATGGTATAAAGAATTAGAAGAATGGAAAGTTGATAAAAAGTATTGGAAACTTTTAAAAAATATTGTGGGAATAACTTATGGAATGTGTATACAGCAAGAACAATTTATGATTCTAGTTCAACAGCCTGAAATTGGTGGTTTTAGCCTATTATGGAGCGATAAATTGCGTAAATCAATTGCTAAATTCTTGGCGTTTTAAAAAGAAATTTTTAAAATTATCACGGGGCGAATTCGTTGGAATCTAAATAAACTATCGCTACTTATCTTTTAGAACGAATTCCACTAGGAGGTATGTGGCATGGGAAAAATTGTATTAGAAGAAGAAAAAGAAATTTGGAAAAGTAGATATTTAAAAGGGGAAACGGCGAGAGATATAGCAAAAGATTTTCCTCAATATCATGAATCTACTATCAGTAAACATATTAAAAAAATGGGAATTTCACGAGGTAGAAAAGCATATAAAACTTATTTAATAGAAAAAGATGTTATAAATGATTTTAATACTGGAAAATATTATTGTGAAGATTTAGCAAAAAAATATGACGTTGAAGTTCATACAATTTATAAAATTTTAGATGAAAAAAATATTTCGAGAAAAACAGGAATACGGTCGGGTTGTAATGAAGAATATTTTGAAAAAATTGACAATCCTAATAAAGCATATCTTTTAGGTTTTATTACTGCAGATGGCAGTATTACAGGAAAGTATTGTGGTTCATGTTCAATAGAAATTAATGAAAAGGATGCTGAACTTCTAAATTTTGCTAAAAAAGAAATTAATCCGAACGCAACAATAACTAATTGTTTTTACGAAAATAAACGCAATAAAAGAATATCTTTTTCTAGTAAAAAAATATGTAAGGATTTAAAAAAATATGGCATTATCCCAAATAAATCTCTGATTTTAGAAAAAGTTCCCATTGAATTAATTCCTAAAGAATTACTTTGTTATTATTTTAGGGGATTAATTGATGGTGATGGTTGCGTTCACAAAGATGGTGAACTGTCTATTTATTCTGGTAGTAAAACTTTTTTAGAAAATGTTCAGAAAGTTTTATGTGATACAATTGGGGTAAAAAAGCTAAAAATCTATCACGGAACATCATATTTTATTTCTTGGTCATCGAAAGAAGACCGGAGAAAATTATTTAATTTTTTATATAAAGACAATTTAAACGAAACCTTCTTCTATGAAAGGAAATACAAAAGATTATACGATAGTTTACATGATAATAACGAGATAACTTAAAAAATTGCGAAAGGTTTTTAAGTATTGTAGAGCATAGGAGATGAATAAATATAATTCTCCCACGAGCGTCTCGCATCTGACCATTAAGTTGAAGATGAAAATATATGCCGAACCTGTCCGAATTGACGGACGTATCGTGAAAACGTATGAAAGAAATTTCAGGAAATAGAAGATAAAAAGCTTCTATGATAACACATTGAAGAAAAATCCAAAGGCTTTTGAAGAACTTGAAAAAGAATTTTATAAAACAGTAAAAGAAAAACAATGTGATTATAATTTATGTAATTATGTGTGGAAAGTTCTTATATCTGTAAATAAAGGCTATGGTTTTTAAGCATGGAAACCCTATATAGTAATATATAGTAAAAAAGGGTTTAAATTGCGGGAACACCCTGAAGTCTCAATAACCAAACAATATTAGTAATAATATTGTGGCGAGGGTAATGACTGAGGTATGGTAATATCATTGAGAATTGGGCAATCCGCAGCGAAATTTCTTATTTCTTATTAATTCCATTTTAAAATCATTTTAAGGGAGGTGAAATATTAATGGGATATAAAAAATTATCAGATGAGCAAGAAAAGCAATTAGTTCAGGAATATATATCTGGAATACCTGTGAAAGATTTAATGATTAAATATAATTTTGCTACAAAAAAATCTATTACTGATAAAGTAAAAAAGCATTATGGTGAAAATTATAAAAATTTAATTAATTCCGCTAAAATTAATAGAAAGGGTTATTATTATACTTTTGAAAAAATTAATAATCAATTTGATGCTTACTATTTAGGATTACTTTTAACTGACGGTTATATTACAACAAGAGGAACTGATGTGGGCTTAGATTTAGTTGATAAAGATTGTATTTCTTTTTTATCTAACGGTATTGGGAAAAAATATAATGTAATAAAAAAATATAGAAGCAATGAACAAAACCGTTATAGATTAATAGTATCAGGTAAAGAATTGGTAAATAATTTACAAAGGTATGGTGTAGTTAAAAATAAAACTTTTACATTAGAAGGGCCACAATTATTACCAGAAGAAGAAAAATTTATTCCTTATATAATTCGAGGTATTATAGATGGCGATGGAACTGTTTCACCAACCTCTTATGGTGCACCTCAATTTTTCATATACACCGCCTCGGAAAAATTTGCAGACTGGTTGGTATACATATTAGAAAATAAAATGTATATGATAGATATTCATAAAAATTTTCAAATAAATGAATATAATGGATTATGGAAAATTGGTTCTGCTAATCATAACAATATTTTGAAATTGATAACTTTATCATATGATAAACCTTTTGGAATGGAAAGAAAATATAAAGAAATAAGAAAGACGTTCAACGACTATAATAACTCCGCCCTTTTTACGGATTAAAGGGATGAAGGTATAGTCTAGACCACAACGCTTTGGCGGTCATAGAAATGTGATGTGGTAAGAATGCCGCACATACATTAGGCTATTCAATTTTGGGTTTACAAGAAATGAATTTAGCTTATAAATACCCTATAATTTTTTGGAATACAGCAAATTTAATCGTTGATTCTGGGTCTATGAATTTATCACAAAAGTTTAATGAAGAAGACTTAGAAAATTCTGGATGTGATTATGGTAAAATAGCTACGGCAGTAGGAAAAATGAAAAAAGCCGGTATTTCTTTTAATTTACCAGATATCAATAAGTCAAATATTACTTATAGTCCAGATTTGAAAGAGGAAACAATTATTTCAGGTTTTCGTGGGACAAATAGAATTGGCAATCAATTAATCTATGACATCATCAAAAATCGTCCATATACTTCTATTGATGATTTTCTTTCAAAAGTAAAAGTAAATGTAGTTCAAATGATTTCTTTAATAAAATCTGGAGCTTTTGATTGTATTTGTGACAATAATAGAGAAAAAGCTATGGATAATTATATTAATTCCATTTGCGGTAAAAAGTTAGTGATTAACCTAAGAAATATGAATATGCTTATTGAAATGAATTTAATTCCTAAAGAATATGATTTTTATAGGAAGCTGTATAACTATAATAATTATTTAAAAACATTAAGCAAAGGAAATAATTTTATTTTAAACAAAAGAGCTATTGATTTTTATTTAGCTAATTTTGATGAAGAATTTCTAGTTGATTTAGTGTTAAATGGCGAAAAAAGTTCTGCGGCATTAGATAAAAAAACATGGAAAAAAATTTATGATAAAAAGATGTTGGTATTTAAGAATTATTTAAAAGAAAATCAAGATGAAATTTTGGCGGCAGTTAATACAGAATTATACAATAGTTATCACGATAAGTATGCCAAAGGAAATATTAGCAAATGGGAAATGGATTCAGTTGGTTTCTATTTTCATCCACATGAATTACAAAATTTACAGAATGACAGATATAATATTTCTAACTTTTTTAATTTGCCGGAGCAACCAGAAGTAGATTCTAAATGGACGACTAAGAATGGAAAAGAAATTACAACATATAAATTAAGTCGAATTGCCGGAACAATTATTGATAAGAACAAAGATAAATCAACAATTACTGTATTGACTGTTGATGGTGTCGTTAAGGTAAAAATTTGGAAAAATCAATTTCCTATTTGGGATAGACGTATAATTTCTATTGACCAAAAAGGAAACAAGCATATTCTTGAAGAATCTTGGTTCACAAGAGGTAATAAAATAATTATTACTGGTATCAGAAGAGAAGATGTTTTTGTGCCAAAAGTTTATAAGAAAACACCTTATCCGTTGTTCCAAAGAATTGATAAATTGAATGATGATGGGAAAATTTTAGAATCAGCAGTAGAAAGAATTGAAAGTGAAATTTAAGGGGTGATGAAATGGCGAGAATCGGTGTTTATGATTTAGATTGGCATTATGGCTTTTACAAGAAAAAGATTTTTAATTTAGATTTAATGAAAGTTTTTAACTACTATTGGAAAAAGGGAGACATTGTAAATTTTATCTCCCCTCAAGATTCTGATTTAAATAGATATAGTGCGATTTATTATTTTAAAGATAATCCTAATTTAAAATTGCCGAATAAAATTAAAATTACAAGTAATTCTTATTTAAGAGGATACGGCTTTTATAATTGTTATAAGCCTTTACGGCAAGATGTTTTAGATACGCCGCCAACTTTTATGCCTTATGAGTTTTTAGAATTACCCAAAACAATGGAATATTTATCTAATAGCATTAAAAAGAATTCTTACATTCGATTAGAAACCGAAGATTATTCTTTCTGTAAGACAGATTCTAAAATTATTTACATAGCCGATTATAATGCTTTTAGATTAGACAATTTGAGTAATTTAATAAAAGATAAAGATATTAAATATTATTTTGTTTGGCCAATTATTTGTGATACTGAAGAGCGTTATGAATCTTATAAGGAATTAACAAAAAAATCAAATCGGCGATTACAAATTAATTTTACTTTTGATTACGATTTTATAATTAATAATAAGGGGTATAATAATATTTATCCCATTTATCAAAGAGAAGAAACAAAAGAACAAGACTTGTTTAATATAGTTAATGCCGCAATTTCTTATAAAAAAGAAGGGTTGCCGCTATTCTTAATGACTGGCGACTCTGATAACAGAAATTTTTATAATCAATTAGTGGTCTGGGCACGTTATACAAAACCAATTAGCTTTTATGATTTTTGTTCAACTGATGAAAAAAAGATAAAAATTTACAATGCTGCTACATTGAATAATTTGGAATTAAATAAACTTCTAAGAACAAAGATTTGATTTTAATTTTAAATCATGCTATAATATTAATAGAGAGGTGAGAAAAATGACCAAGTTTGAACTAATGTCTAAAAAGGCAGAAAAACAAAAAGAATTAGAAGAATTAAAACTTGATACCTTTGTTTTGAATGATAAGATTAAAGGTATTATTAATGAAATTAATTTAATCAATCAATTATTGGAGGAAGAAAAGTATGAAGACTGAAGATATGACAATTAATATTTTTGATGAAAACGGTGGATTAAAAGATAAGGAAACGGTTTTAAAAGAAACGGCTAAAGTTTATGATGATTTAGCGGAAGAGCAGAAGTCTATTGAAAGTGAATTTTCTTCTTCTGATTTATTCACAACTCCTGAATTACAGGTAGACATTAGTAAAACTTTTGAAACTCACGATTTCTATTGTAGAAACATTTATATTACTGATGAAATTACTGATGAACTTTGTTTAGCTGCTTGTAAGACTATTGATTTTTATGAGGATATTGATAATAAAGATGGTGTTCCAGTAGAAGAAAGAAAGCCAATCAATATCATTATTAATAGTCCCGGCGGAGGTATTACTGCAGCGTATATGTTAATTGATAAAATGAAAAATTCTTTAACACCTGTTAATACTATTACTATTGGCGAAGCTGAATCAGCAGCTTGTTTAATTGCTATTAGTGGCACTAAAAGATTCGCCAATAAACATAGTACTTTTCTTATCCATCAAGGGCAGGCAAACATCAACAACGAAGCTGGAAAGGTGGTTGATTGGTTAAAATATTATGATAGCATTATTTTAAAACAAATGAAAGAACATATTTTAGAAGATACAAAAATTTCTAAAGTAGATTATGATAATAAGGTTAGAGAAGATTGGTATTTAACTGCTAATGAAGCATTAAAGTATGGACTTATTGATGAAATTATTGGAGGTTGAGAAATATGAATGTAAATGTAAAAGAAAAGTTAAAGACGTTATCCGTTTCAGATTCCGGCATTGATTCCATTATGGAAATTATGGATTTGCCAGATAAGCAGTTTGACGCTATGTTTCCGGAATTAAAGAAAGCAATTGGTGAAATTTATGATGATGAAATTGCTGTGGAGAAGACTTTGAATGACATGAGAAAATTAAATGTTTCTCGAACTCAATTCATGCAAGAAGCTGAACAGTTAAAAACTTTAATTAACGATATTGAAAATGATAATGCTTTATCTAAGAACAAGAAAGAATTATTAACTACTGTTCTTTATGAAGCAGTAAAATTAACTGAAATGGCAATTGAAAACCCAAGAGAAAGAATTGTTGTTAAGTATGTTAAAGTAAATGAAAATGCTAAGATTCCTACTTATGCACATGATTCAGATGCTGGTGCTGATATTTATGCCGCTGAAGATGTAGAAATTAAGCCGCATGAAACAGTAATTATTAAAACAGGACTTAAAGTAGAAATTCCAGAAGGTTATATGATTAACTTTGTTCCTCGTAGCGGAATGAGTTATAAAACACCATTACGGATTCCTAATGCTCCCGCTGTTATTGATAGTCACTTCAGGGGGGAGATGGGCGTTATCATGGAGAACACCGGAAATTTAACACAAAAGATTTCTGCTGGAGATAGAATTGCACAAATGCTTATTATGCCAGTTCCTATGATTTACTTCAAGGAAGTTGAAGAACTGTCAGAAACGGATAGAGCTGAAGGTGGATTTGGCTCTACTGGAGTCAAGAGTTGATTTGATTGAGTAAATTAACATACGAAGACGTTAAAAAAGAAATAGAAAAAAGAGGTTGGGAATTAGTCTCAACCTCTTATGTTAATCTAGATTCTGATTTAGATTTAAAGTGTCCTGCTGGGCATTTCAATGTTCTCTCTTTAAAACAATGGCGGCATTGTGATTGTCCAACTTGTAAAGAAAATCCTTTCTATAATATGGATACAAAACCAGTAAGAAAGAAAGGTTTTAGAGTTTTGGGGCTAGACCAAGCAACTATTACAAGTGGATGGGCAATTTTCGATGGTAAGGATTTAATCAAATATGGAAAATATACAACCAATGGTTCACATTCTACTGAAAGAATTGCTCAAACAAAAGGTTTTATAGCTTCTTTAATTCAGAAATGGAAACCTTCTTTAGTAGCTTTAGAAGACATACAATTACAGAAGTATGGTAATGGAGAAGGTGTTCTGGTCTTTAAGAAATTGGCACATTTACAAGGTGTCTTAAAGAATTATTGCTATGAATGCGGCATTCCATTTGTTGTTGTTTCATCAAATACATGGAGAAATGTAGCAGGCATAAAGGGTCGTTCAAGAACTGATAGAAAAAAGAATGCCCAATTACTTATTTTAGATAATTATGGGGTAGCAGTTTCAGAAGATGAAGCTGATGCTGTTTTAATTGCTAAATGGGCAGCAGAAACACAAAAACCAAATGAAATTATTAATTTCTAAAAAAATAAAGGGAGTAGATTTAATTGTCTACTCCCTTTTCTTTATGCTTATTTAACTTTGTAGGCACACCAAATATACTTATCTATAGGATAAAAAGTATCATAACAAACACTATCAATAACACAAGTTATATGATTGGGCATTGTTATTAGCCATGTGCCAGCTAAATCTAAATCAATAAAATCTTGTAATGTATACACACCTTTAGGTAAAGAAAAATCTTGAAAACGCTCTTTGAGATATTCATTAATAAACTGTATTTCAGAAAACGTAATTCCTTTCATCCTCGCATACTCTGACAGTTCTATATATGTTCTATCCCAACTTTTGTCCGTTGCTTTTGAAATTGCTCGGACAGCACAATCGTCAACATTTCTTCCTAAAGGATTAGCATTATAGTATTGAAACATTATAAGCTTTTCATTTTATCAATATGTTTACGAACGATTTCTTTTTCTTGTGCCGTTTCAGCATAATCATATAGACATTCTACCATTTTATGAATTGCATCCATAACCATATCAATGCCATCTTCAATTCTTGTAGAAGAATCGCCTTTTCTATATCTACCACGATTCATATTATATGTGTCCATCTCATCCCCAAGTCTGTCAAAATAACGCTTCATTGGTCCGAGATTTTCATATTCGTGACTTCTATCAGAATCCCATTTTTCAGTTTTCCACGAATCTTTATCTCCCATATAGCGTCCTCTACTATCACGTCTTTGAGCACCATAAGAGCCACCAACTTGGCTATCATAATAGTCAGCTTCTTTAATGTCTTTATAAATATCAATCAATTTAAAAGTAGTATCAAGATTAGAAGAGGATAGACCTTTATCTGCGATATTTTCTAATTCTTTTTCTACTCTTCCTAATAGTTTGTCCATTATTATTTATCCCTCCTCTTCAACCTGTTGTTTCTGTCGTAGTTGTAATTGGTAATGACCCTGAATGTTTACAATTAAAGCAATTTACTGGGCCAAGCAGTTTAAATACTCCATTTTGAATATTTGTAAATACTTTAGTTGAATATCTACGTCTTGATGTAATCTGACAAGCATTTACATTTGTGCAATTGCAATTAACTAATGGATAAGTTGTTGTTCCTGTGCCAATAGTAATAACAACATTGGCATTAATTGTGGTTGCTTCTGGAATGTCTTGAGCAATTACAAGACAATATTTTTGTCCATTGTTATAACTGCCAGATGGCAAGTTAATTGTTAATTGATTATTAGCAAAAGTAATAGCTTGTGAGATAATTAAATTGTCGCATAATGCTTTTGTAGTAGGGCAACTCATTTTATTCAATCATCTCCTTTCTCATTATTTTGATAACAAGATTGGAATTCATTAAATTGTTCTATTGTATTATTCCCCTTTCCATATATACTATGGAAAAGATTATGAACCTCTCGATTAAGAGTGATGCCTAAAATTATAGAATGTGAATTAATAACTTCATCTCTTAAAGTATAAAAATCATTTATATTCTCATAGTCAGAAACTTTTCTCAAGACAGGGATTCCAGTTATTTCACTTGACTCTTTAACAATAGTATTAAAAGATTTTAAATGATGAATAACTAAGTCTTTATTACTATTGGTAAGAACACATTTAAAACCATCTCTTTTTAAAACTAAATGTTTCCATTCTTTGATGCTTTTTCTAAAAGATTCAATTACTTCGCTTTCGCCGCCTTTCCAGTTATAATGATTTTCTCCACTATTTTCTATATTGGCGCACTCTTTACAACCTGAATGACCTATTAAAAAATAAGAAAAAATTAAAGTAGTTTTATGATGTCTTTCGCATTCCACTTCAAAAGGCGTGTGAGCATCTATATAATCTCCTATCAAAGTATATCCCCTTTCTAAAATTTTCTGTTTAACAAAGTCTATTGAATACTTTTTAGCTTTTGCTCCTTGTAAAATTCCGCATTTGGGACATTGAAATCTGCCGCCGTTTCGACTTAAATGTTGATAATCTCTTTCAAAAATTGTTCCACATTTATTACATTTTAATTTCAATGGAGTCGTGTTATTAATATATTCATTAGAAACTAAAGAGCATAATTTATCTTTATCGTTTTCCAAAATAAATTTTCTTATATCTTCAATTGATAAATTACTTTTATGCTCTTTTTTAACACAATCTTGGCATTTAAACTTTTTTCTTTGCTTTAAATGTCCAAAATCTCTATAGAAAATTTTGCCACAAAGATTACATCTAAATTTTAATGGGGTTTTTAAATTCTTATAAGTTAAGGAAAGTAACTCGCAATCTTTATTCACGTCAAATTCAGTTATAAAATCTTTAATTTGTTCTATAGTCAATTTTTTAGGCATATACAATCAACTCCTTCGTTTTAAATATTATAATTCAAAAAACTAAAGAAGTCAAGCAATTTAATCAAATTCTCAATCTATTATCAATAGCAACCGCATCCGGCATTATTCGGATAGGCATTCGTTGAAAATGGAGCACTTACTGTATAGGCAGGCACAGGTGCTGGATTTAATCTATTCACGATTGTGCTTGTCTGAGAAAGCTGAGATAACTGTAGCTGAGCAGATTGTAATTCGTTTCTTAGAGAATCAAGTTCATTCTGGGTTAGATAGTTAATAATTCTATCAGTATTCTTGTCAGCATTTGTCATAATATCACAAGTAGACTGAGCTAAAGCATATTTTAGATTTTCCTGTCCTCTACCTAAATCGCAGCAGCAAGAAGCTAACTGATTCTGAATACTGTTAAAGCCTGTCTGATTTGCGAAATTAGAATTCATAATACTTTCACGAGTTTCACAGCAACAGTCTTTCATGTTGTAATTTGTTTGAGCAATAGCACTCTGAACTCCGTTAAAGCCAGAGCATAGAGAATTTTGAATACCATTTACGCCAGCATTAATATCTGACTGAATAGCATTACCAGTTTGATTGATAGTGTTCTGAACGCCGTTGAAGCCCTGTAGATTAGCAATAGCATTTGCGTTTGCCGTCTGACTAATAGCATTACCCAAGTTAGAAATACCTAAGCTTGTGGAATAGAAGCCATCACATAAGCCATTCTGAACACCACGAATACCATTATCTAACTGATTAAAGTTAAAGGCATCGGTTAAGCTTTGCTGGGTCGCTGGAGTGCAACAATTATTATACCCACTATTGCCGCCAAAAAGACCACCACCAGTAGGAACAAACACGGTATTTACACCTCCATCATTATTTCCGTTATTGTTTCCACCACGATTGCCCCAACCAGCAAAAGCAAAGAATAGGATTAGAATAATTACCCACCAAGCACCTTGACCGCCATTTAGGAAGCCATCACCATTCGTAGTTCCATTCTTGTTCTGAAGAGCTAGAGCGTCTGCTACACTGAGTCCGTTTTCTCCCATTGTTTAATTCCTCCTTTTAAGTATAAATTTATTATTTCAGCATTGACATGAGATTATTCAATTCCTTTTGAAAATTCATACCACGCTGATTAAAATAATTCTCGGCAATTTTATTTACATTTTCTATATCATTATTTTGAGCATATTTAATTAAATCATTAATCATTGGGTCATTAATATTATTGCCCTGAATCATTGACATAACTAATTCTTGTGGATTCCTACCTTTTAACAAGCTAACTAAATTCATAGGATTCATCATAATTTCCACTCAACTCCTTTTTCATTTTGATTTGGTTCTAATTTTTGTTTTAAAATGTTCTGAATTTCAAACACTTTTCCCTCAATGGATTGAAACCGATTATCATATTTTTTAAATTGTTCAATAATTTCGTTATTATTATTGTTATCTTTTGTCTGTTCTTCTTGTTGCTGCTGTGGAGCAGAATTGTCATAAGGTGTAATTTTATAAGCCCAAAACAGAGGATTTCCGTTTTGTAAAGATTTTATATACATAAATCCTTCGTTAAGACATAAAGCTACTGACATTCCGCCACTTACTGGAACATTTGCCACCTCTAAAGTGGAATTAATATTATAAACATTTCCCTGTGGTTGTGGGAATAAAGGTTGAATATTCTGCTGTTGGAATTGCGGCATATTATTATTTGCCGCCTGCTGTTGCTGATATTGTGGTTGTGTATTAAAATTATAAGCCATTACCACTTTCACCTCCGTTCAATTATTTTGTAGATTTGTCAAGACTTTAGGATAATAAAAAAGGACAAGACGTAAAAATTTCTGTGTTTTAAACAGAATACGTCTTGTCCAATTTGTTAATTTTTTATAAACGGCTCTAATGTTTCTAGCTGTTCTAAAGTTAAATCTAGTTCTTCTAGTTCATCGAAAGAAAAGAACAAATCCGGCAATTGAACCTCAAGATTGTTCATTTTATTCATAAGTGAAAAGCATTCAGTAATTTTATCTTTTTTAATTTTGTAGCCGCCAGATTCATTTACTTTTGGAATACCATTCTCATCCTTTTCCAAAAATGGTTCACAATTTATTTGAATTTGCTCTTGATAAATTTCTCGTTCATCTTTAATTGCTTTATGAATTTTGATTAATTTATATTGAGTTTTTATATTGAACTTTTCTTTTGATAAAGAAAGAATTAAATTTTCAATCTTTTGAATCTCTGTTCTTTTAACTAGCACTTGTATCACTCCAATATCCTGTATTACCAACGCATCCCAAAAAATTATCTAATGGAATACTAAAAGAAGGAGAATTACTATGACTTGGCAATTGTTTAGCAATAATTTTTTGTTCTAATTCACTTTCTATTCTAGCTGAATTGGTATTGTATCCAGAAGGACTATAGCCATAATTATAGAAAGGGCCTTCGTTTGCTATTTTTATACATTTGTCTATAGTAATATCATATAAACCGGGATTACAAATATTTTGTTTAACTTTTTCTTTGAATTCATTTATAGTGTAATTCATACCAGAAACTTTTGAAGAGCTAATAGAATTGCCGCCCCAGCCATAAAAACCACCATTCTGCAAAATACTCATAATGCTATTGCCCGGATTGACTGCTTTTGTGAACCAACGTCTTCTTATGAGTTTAGCATAAAGTAAACAGCCACTTCTAGAAGCTTCTACACCATCTACACTAAGTGGAATTTCACCTAAAATACAGTTGCAGGCATTGTTTAACTCCTCATCAGTAATTGGAATTATATCTTTATAATAACCCTCAGGGGCATTACCTGTTCCAATAGAACCATTAACACTACCTTCCATTTTTATAGGCTTTTGTAAGCAAACCATATAAGAAAGACATGGATAAACGGTATAAATACTAGATGGGTCAGGCTGCTGTGGAACATAGCCATTCTCGCAACCAACAATATTGCCATTACAATAAACAGCTTTTACACCACTACTTAAATCTTTTAGATTAAAAGCTGAATCTAATTTGGTATTCGCATCGCAATGTGGAACATATTCTACACCTTTATAATAATCTTCTGTAGAACTACCTTCATAAAAGAAATCTATATGGACATTAGAATAATTATTATACCAATTATTTGTGTAGCCAATTAAATCGCCCATTTTAACCGGAACATTAATCTCACCAGAAGACACATTACCAGAGAATTTGCCGGGACCTGCTTCTACGCCAACCAAAGGAGCAGTCAATTCAGAAAGTCCGCCTAATTCTATATATCTAATACAAACTGTTTTTCCTGTGCCGTCTTGCCTGTCTGTTCTAATGTTGACAAAATATCCCTTTCCACCGCCAGTGGTTGTTCCAAATACACTAAAAATAACTCCATCGGTCATTGAATAAACTGGGACATCTGGGCCAACGCCCCAGTCTAATTTTGACCAGCCATGGGTTTTACCTTCCTCATTTTTATCATATGTATGCGGCAATTGATTTGGTGCGGCATTTCCATCTATATACTTTTGAGCATACTCTCCTAATGGATGATAATAATATCTACTCATTTAATCACCTCAATCCTAAAAGTTCTGATGGTTTCTTTTTGTCTTTTGGAATATCTCCCCTAAAGCTCCAACCAGTAAAACGATTTCCAAAGAAAATGTGGCATACCCATAAGTTTTGATAATTACTGTTCCCTCCGGGAAAGCCTGTTATATCTTCAATATCGGCTGCGGAACAGCCATTATAATATGTAATGCCCGTTGTTCCATCTGTGTTCTTTCCATTCCAATTTTCAGCATATTTATAGTGTGCGCCACTCATTATCATTTTTACGAATTCAACAGTATTAATTCCTTCTATTTCTTTATCTTTAAAAGATTCATATTTACTCATTAATCCTTCTTTAGAAAGCCCGTGTCCCCAATTCATAATAGCTTGTGCGGCGGCACTACTATCATCATTTAACTGACTATTACTTAGTCCATAAGCCCAATTTCTTGCTACTATTAGAACCGCTTGTGAAATCCCAAGTCCTGTCCAACCACATTCAGCAGCTACTACACCAACCATCAATTTTATCCATTCATCTGAAATATTAATTTTTAAATCGGCAGCAGAACCACTGCCAGTGTCTTTAATTCCGCTAGAATAGATAGGTGTTTGCATCATGAAAGCATAAGAATACCATCTACTGATTCTAATATCTGGGTCTAATCCATTTAAAGTTTGTGTATTTACTTTTAAAATTTCGCCACTTGAACCATAAGGATAATAAATACCATTACTATCAGGAATACCAATATATTTTCCAGTATAGTCTTTCAAGTTTCCCTTATCATCCATAGTAAAATGAGAATCTAAATGGTCTCTTAAAGAATAATTGCTTCCTTTGTGTCCATAAGCATCAAATTCATCCAAAGTAATAGCACCATACCAATGTTGAGCTTTGTCTGAGTTGCCGCCACCACCATATCTTTCATAGGGCTGAATATCAAAATGTAGATTAGAGCCTGCATATTCACTATTTGTAATGCCAATATAAGTTCCTTTTTTAATTTTCTCTCCAGCTTTTAATTCTGGAGAGATTTGTTCCATTTCAATATAGGTGAAAAAAACAGGATATTCATCCGCTGTTCCACCTTGTAATTTAGCTTGCATTCTTGAGTAGCCACAATCAGTTGTCCTAACAACACAACCATATTTACTTACACCATCGCCGCCAAACCAGCCAACATTTTGAATAATTCCATTAGTCATTGAATAGACTTTTTGTCCACCACCTACACCAAAATCCATTTTACTAAAACCATGGTCAGTATATGTATGCGGTCTTTGACATGGAGTAGCATCATCATCAATATAGTGTTGAGCATAACTTCCTAATGGATGTGCGAAATAATTACTCATTTTATCACTCCTTAATCTTTAATTGGGTCAATTAGGTAGTATCCTTCGGTTAAACCTGAGGTATCAGTAGAAGCTCCTCCACCACCAATGGAAGAAATACCATTCGATAACTGTTCTAATAAATCCCATAAAGAAGTATCTGTAAGATTGCCGTTTTGGTCAATAGCATAAAGATTGTGAAAATCCATCCATACTTTACCATCATTAGCCATAACGATTTTAGCATTGTTAATTCTTACTTCATCTGGCATCAATCCAAAGCTAGACATATTTAATTTTCTACCATAATAATCAGACACTGTGCCGCCAATATACAAACAACCATTCTTTAAAATTGACAAAATGTTTTTATATACTATATCACCATTGCTTTCGCCAGATAATGCGGACATAAAAATACGTTCAGCACCCGCAAGAATTGTTTCTCTTGAGGAAATAATAGAAGCGTCTGTCGGTTTATTCTCATTATAGTTTGTGGTATTTGTTGTGGTGTTAGCAAAAGCGTCCTTAATGATGTTGTATAGTTGAACATAACCTTGTCCTGTACAATGAATGCCATCGGTTCTAGGGATATTTTGTGTTTTATTATAAACATCTATATATTTGTAATTTTTAGACTTAGCAAAAGCTTCAAGATATTCGGTTTGGAACTTGTTGTTTTTTTCTACACTATAGCCGCTAGCATCAGAAGTAATGTAAATCATTGACATAATATAAATGTTTACATTAGATATTTTTAAGTTATTTTTTGCGAGAATAGTATCAATAGCTTCTTGATATAATTTGAAAAATTCTTCTTTTGAATAACCTATATTAACATCATTAACGCCAAAAAAGAATGCTAAATTTTTAGCTTTTTTAATAGCATCATTATCATAATAAGCAGTATGTGGAACTCTATTATGACTATCAACAGAAGCACTACCAATACCAATTGCTCTATCTTTTAATGGGGTTGTGGACAATCCAACTGTAATAGAATCGCCAATAATTACAAAGTCAGTTGAATCAATATCAACTATTGAAGAATTTGAAGCACCATAAGTTTGAGCTGTTTCAATTTTGCTTTTTTCTTCTGTTTGCTTTTCATTTTCTTTTTTGTTTTCTTCTTCAACTATTTCTGAGCTTTCTTCGTTTCTTATGACTTCTGAACCACCATGAATAGCCGTTTTATTATTAATAAAAATACCAACTTCGTCTGTTTTAACTTCAGAAGTGGTTAGTTCTATTTGCTTTCCTGTTAATTCTTTTGCCGCCCAATATTGATAGCTTACACCTTCGTAATTCCCGTTTATTTTATAAAGCGAATAATCAGTTTTAATATCAGTAGCTTGCCCGACTTCAAGGTCTTTAATATTCCAGCACGTTATTGTTTCTACTTGAATATCATCTGCTGTTTCAATATGAGCATTTGGTTCATTTCCTTGAAGAAGTAATGCCTTTACGGGATAACCTGCCTTAATTAAATTATTTTCTCCATCTTTTACTCTATATAAGGAAGTATTATAAATACCAATTGGTGTACTATCAGAAAATTTTTGGTCTAACAATTCAGGCTTAATTTTTCCATTTTCTAATTCAGATTCTAAAAATTCAATACGATAAATACTATAAGATAAAACAATTTCTATAACTTGTCCTTCATCCACTCTTGTAATTCGTGTTCTATCATTGTTAAAATAATAATAAATAGAATTGCTGTCAGAAATATTATTAACTTTATATACGGTAATATAATATTTCTTTTCTTCCGGTTCTTCGTCAACAAGCAAAGAAACATTATCTTTTGGTTTGTCTAAACCAGCTTCGTGGTCGGTATCTGGAATTAAATTTCCCTCACTGTCATAATTATCACTTAAAATGCTATAATTTTTACCATCAGTATATTGCTTTACAATTTCTGTAAGAGCTGAGTTTTCACTTAAAGAAACAATTGTGGATTCATAGATGTAATAACCGCCAGAATATTGATACTCTGGCTTTGCTGAAATTGTTTGTCCATTGTTATCTGATTCAAGAACCTTATTGGTAATAAACATCTCACCTGTAAGACTTAATCTAGCAGAATAATCGCCTTTAACATCTGCATAATCTGAAGCGGTTTCGGTTTTAAAAATTGCTTGTCCACTATCATTATATAAGTAAAAACCAACATTTTGATTTGTTAATTCATTCTCTTGACGATAATCGCCAGTTAAATTAACAGCATCACCAGAACGGAATTCATAGCCTGCTCTTAACCTTACATTATTATTTTCAATAAGACTTAAACCATATTTGTTAAATCTTGTAAAGTCTACTAAACCAGAAGTGCTTGTGGCAGGACTGCGATAAGCTGAAATACCATCTTTGTCCCATAAGAAATAAATATAATTTCCATCAACTATTTGAATTTTTGAAGCGTCTAATTGTCCAAATTTAATATAGTCAGCATTAATACCATTTGGGCCAACACCCGTATCCCATGTTTGTCCACCGTCTTTAGAAAAATATAATCCTTCACCAGTTAATTTATATTGAGAAGATTTATTATCAATTCCTTTGCCAGTTGTTCCCTCTTCATTTACAGTGATATTATCATCATTTGTATTAATGAGAGTTAAATCTCCTTCAAATAGAGTTCCTTGTAAACTTTCTTTTGAAATGTATTTTGTTGCTGTGAAATTTGCTGCTCTTTTGTAAGTGTTTTCGTTAAAACTTAACGATTGAACAGAAGCAGTAATTGATTCAAACAAATCCTCAAAAGCAGAAGTATAGTTTTGAACCTCAATTGAATTCTGCTGTGGATTATCTAAATTATAATTAATAGCTGAAATTAAAACTTTTTGTCTATTAGGTAAACCAGTTTTTTCATTAATTCCAAAGAAATCAATATCTTCAATAAAAGTAGTATCAGCTAATTCAAAAGTATAGTCTTCGTCAAGAGAACTTAAATCAATAACAGAAATATTATAGGTTAATTGTGGCTTACAAGAGTCTGCTAATACACTAACCGCCGCCCAATAATATTCATTATCAGTTAAATAATCACTATCAGTCCAAGTTCCTTCTTTGATATAAGGCTCGTATTTTTTATAAAATTTATCACTAATATCATTAATCTTGTTTAACCATTCTGAACGCTTTAATTTCCAAATTTTTACCTGTTCATACATACTCTTATATTGCCCGGCTTTACCATTTGTAATATAAAGATTTTTTTGAATTATTTCTTGTCTAAAATCTTCCCAGCTTTCAAAAGGCGGTATATAATTTTCATTTTCAAATCCTTCTATCATTAGCCGCCAGAATAATTCTCCCCGACAATAAGAGTTGGCGTATTTGGTTAATAATTCTTTTTGAACTCCAAAAACAGTTAAATCTTTTTCATATTTATTTCCATATTCAACACCTTGGAATTCATAAGTATAATCGCCTTTTTCATTCTTTTCTCTATGAATTAAATTAAAATAGTTATTGCTAAAGAATAAGTCCTCTACAAGTCCCCAAAGAATTGTTGCTTGTTCTTTTAGCTTTAATAAATAATTTTTATAAGAATCCGATGTAGTATAGTCATTGTGTTCGTCATCTGCGGTATCTTTGCTCAATTGTTTAACCTTAAATTGATACATTCTTTGTGAAATTTTTTGCCGTTCTTCTAACGCCGTTGTGATACCTTCATCACTAACAATATTCGCCGCTTTTAATTCTTTCATTGCTTCGCCAGTCATATTAATGATTAAATTAGTTAAATCATCATACTTTTCATTATAGTAACCAATAGTAGGTAAGAAAGCGAAATCTCCTTTATCAATTCCATATAAATCCCTTACAACTTGTTCAGCATTTAACAACCCTTTTTGAGTGTAGTAAGAAAAGTCCATAATATAAGAATTTTTACCAACATTATCTTCAGCTGTTTCAATAGAACACATTCCTGTTTTAGATAATTCACTATCAACATTTTCTACATAAAGTTTTGTTGTTAAAGAAGAAGAGTCTACAGTTCTTGATATATTAGCCAAGTTTTTTTCATATCTAAAACCAATTTGTTGAACACCGCCTTTTTCAGTCATAAAGAAAACGTGCTTTTTCATTTTACCATTCTCGTCTAAAAGAATTTTGCCGTTTTTATCAAATTCTATATAAAACTGCGGATAAATTTCAAAGACTTTAGATAGTTCCTGAATTAAATTAAAACGATTTGATTTTTCTTGTGATAAGGTTCTGATTCTTCTTGGATGTTTTTCGGTTTGAAATCTATATGGACAGTAGCCCAATTTTTGATAAATACATTCTTTGTCAAAGTTGCCGCCAAAAGAACAATCGCACCAACCATTTTGATAGGTTGCTTTTGTGGCATCATAGTATTGGCATTGTGTTAAATCAATTTTTGCCGTGATAATTTCAATATCATCTTCAGTATAAGTAGTTGGGTCAGTAGCTTTTAAATAATCTTTTACTTTAAAGGTATCTTTGTATTCATATTTATTGGTTTTTGGATTTAGAAACTTCATTGCTTCTACAAAGTATTTTTGAACGCCATAAGTTTCTCCTAAGGTAATATCAGTTTTTGTTAGTAAATCTTTTTCATGAACTAAAGAGCAATAAACGCCTTTTGAATCCGGCAATTCAAACAATTTATTAGACTGCCGCCCATTCAATATATCAAAATCTCTACCAGTATATTTATAAACAAAATAGTTATCATCGAAATCCATTGAACGATTGCCATTTACATCTTGTTCTTGTGGTCTAACAGTAGTATAGTCTTCTTGAATAAAATCGTGTCCACGTGTAAAAGCTTCAAATAATTTTAATTCATAAAGATTTATAGATTTTCGTTTTTGCTCAAATTTTAAAACACATTCTAATGTTTTTCTTTCACCAAATTCTAATATTTCAGCAATTTTATTTAAGAAAACAGTAAAATCTCTGATATCTGAAATTTTTGTTTTAATCTTTTCCCCTTCATAATAGACATCAAAGAACAAGAGTTTATTTTTAATTCTTTCTTCTGAATCTTTTAAGAAAAAATCTTTCAGTCCAATTGCTTTAGATTCTTTATTTTTTAAGATATTTTCTAATACTACATCTTCCTCTTTTAATGTATTATACCATTTTTTATCAACCGCAAAAGAAGTCATAGGAATTAATCTCCATTCTACTGGATACTTTTCCCATTTGCTTTCAATTAACGAATCTTTATCAGCTTCATGATTTAATTTTATTAGTGGTGGCGAATCTTTTTTCCATATATGCTCTCCAGTAAAATCTAAATTAAGAACATGGTCTAAATAAGTAAAGAACTCTTCTGGAGAATAATTCGCTTGGTCAATCTTTACATAATTATAATATTTATTTGATAAAGTCATAGAAGTCGGAACTTGTCCTTTTGGAATTTGTGCTTTAATAATTAGCTTTTTTTCATCAATCACAACACCTTCTTCTGGTTTTTCATACAAAGGCTTTTTTATTGTTCTTGCGTCTTTACCGGGTTTAAAAACCAATTTATAATTACTAAAATCGTTTATATACTCTAAAGCTGTAATAGAAGATTCAGGGTTTACTAAGCCGCCAAAAACAGATACAGTATCATAGGCACTTGAATAATTTCCATCTAAACTAATGCCGCCATAATTAGAACCACCGTCTGGTTCTTCTGAATTACCAGAAGATGAATCATTATCATTTAACCAAGATTGAATTTGAGCCAAAGATACACCATGAGATAGTCCACCAGCACAAAGTTTATAATTATATTGTGTTGCATCATCTTTTATTAATTTAACCATCATGAAATTCTTTGCTCTCGCCGCAGTAGCGTCAGCACTCATAGCAGAACTAAGATAATTTCTAATTTGATTCACATTGCCTATTGCTTTCTTTTCTCCAGCATTAGAGGGATTAACACTAAAAATAGCATAATCCCCATTTAGAATAGCTTTGCCGCCATCATAATAACCTGCTTTAAAATAAAAACCGTTTCCTAATCTTGAGGTTGCTCCAACTTGACGTTTTGTTAAGCCTAAATCGTTTGTGTAGTAAATATGTTTAGTGTCTTGTGCCGTTGTCCATAAAGCAGTATAAATATTGTTTAAAATAATATTGTTAAATTGAATCATACTCATTGATAAGATACCCGTTCTCATAGAGCCATTAGCATTTGTTTTATCAGCTGAGACATGGTAATATTGATTCGTTCCAATAGGAAACAAACCATTTTGAGTAATAGCAGTAGCACATAAACTTTTAATTTGACTTTGGGATAATCTTCCTTGTTTTACCACAAAGGCGGTGGCAGCATTACCAGTTTTTGTGTAGGGTTTAGGACTAATAAGTAATAATCCTGAACCTCTTTTTACAGCAGACATAGCACCTTCTAACTGCCTCGAATTATAACTAACCGATACACTTGCCATTATGAACTTTCACCTCCAGATTCTACTTCATCTTTATCTTCTGTTTCTTTTTTAGTTTGCTCTAACCAAAAAATTCCGTAATAATAGTCATTAATAAATAAAGCATAAGCCATAGATTTTGTATCATTATTTTTTGGTAACATAACATTAAAGAATAGCGGGTCTATGCTTGAAGTTGTACCTTTCCATACAGGTTTAGCATCTGTAAGCAAATCTCCATCATTTAATGTATAGTCGTAAGTCTCTGTATTTTCATCCTTTTTATCTTCGTCTTTCTTCTCATTATCATCACTTGTGGTAAATAACATTAATTGCTGAGATTGAACCTTTTTTGTTGTTGATTTTTTATAAGTTTCATAACAATAGTCTAAATCAACATTTCCTGTAATGCCATCAATTCTACCTGTGCAACTGTATTGAAACATAACATATTTTCCTGTATACGCTGTAAGTTTTCCATTAGTTCCAAATTGTGCTACCCAAATTGGATATTTTTCTTTGTTTTCAGCAGACAGAACACTTTCCAATCCACTAGCAAAAGAATAAATACCACATGAATAGCCTTGTGATTTCATGTATTCACAAAAAGCAACACTTAATTCATTTATACTATTAATATTGCTGCTTTCTTCTACATCATAGAAAACTGGATAAGTTAAGTTCTTATCTTTTATAGTTTCAATACATTTTTTTGCTTCTTCTACAGCATCCTCGGCTGTCTGAGCATAGCTATACCAATATATACCATAAGGAATACCATTTTCAGCACAGCCAAGAGTATTGTTATTAAATTGTTCATCAATGGAATTTTTTCCATATCCAGCACGAATTATTACAAAATCTACCTTTCCAGATTCTTTTACTTTTTTCCAATCAACTTTTCCTTGAGAATAAGAAACATCAATTCCTTTTGCTTTAATGTTCCCATCATTATCTCCTTGACCACCTGAACCGCCGGAATCCTCAATTTTCCATCCAGCAGCTTCAAGAAATTTATCTGAAAAATTCTTGTTATCTACTTTGTAAATTTTAACTTCCGCCTTATCAACTAAATAACTGTTGCTATCTTCGCCCTCAGACCATAATTCTAATTTAACTCCGCTATAATCGGTTTCTCCGTAATTAATAGCTTTTGTTGAATCAATAGAAACAGTCATAGGCTCAGAATCAGAACGAATTCCAATGTATGGTGTAGTAATATTAGCCTTTGCTTTAAATAATAAATAAGCGTTATCTGGAACATCTGCTTCTGGGCTTTCTATTTCATCCCATGTCCAAGTGCCGTTCTTTTTCTTATAATGTAAAGTTGTTGTTAAAGGTACATCAGAATTGCTTTTATCATTGAATGGAACAAAAGTTAAAGTATTCATATCTTCAAAAATATCAGCAAAAGAAATAAATTTATCCGTATCTTGTCTATTGCTAACGCCACTTAAAGTATAATTACCATTAATATCAACAGAACCTTGACCAATAATGATTTTATCTAAATCGACATTATAATTTTTAGTAAAAACCTTATTCTCAATAATTGCTGCGGTAGCCCATGTTTTATAGGCATCTGCTGTCAATTCAACATAAGAATTTTGTTTGTCTTTTGGAATGTCTTTTTTTTCATTTATGTAAGCTCTATAAATTAAATAATTATAATCGTCTTCGGCATTACAATTTGCCCATTTCGAATATAATTCTGAAATATTCTTATCATATTCAGCAATAGCATTCTTTAAATAATTTTTAAAATCATCCTCTGAACTTTCTGTTGTTAATTCTTTTAAATCGCAACTTAGAAGAAAATCATTATAAGATTCTAAAGCCTTAGTATATAATTCTTTTTCGTCCTCATTAGCTCTATGAACGGTGTTTTCTGTATTATTTCTAAAAGTAATTGAATAATCTGTAATAATCCAGTTTCCTGTGCTAATTCTAATAGCATAAACTTTATCTTTTTCAATGTTAATTTCATTAGCAGACAACCCAAAGTTCAAGCAATAATCAGATGAAACAGTTCCTTCTAAATCCATATCATAGCCTTTTACAATATTCGGGCTTAAAATTTCTAAATAAAAATCACTAATATTTTCATCAATAGTTTCGCCAGTAGCTTCTTCCGTTAGTTCGTTTGTGGATTTAACACTTACTTCTAAAAGGTTAGCATAAGAGCCGATATTATATTCACTTGTATCATTTTGTGTAAGCGATTCCCAGCCTGTTTCTTTAGTAATTTTTTCGCCATTTTGAACTAAATTTTTTGCCAAAGTAGGTAAAATAATCCTTGTATCATCTTTTGAACATACTCTAAAATCTTTACCTACATCAGTTTTTATAATTTCATTAATTTCTTTTTCAGAATAGATATTTTCATATTCTTCTGCTTTGTTATTATAAATTTTACAATAGATTTCTGAATTTAAATTAAATTCAGTTCTATCAGTAATAGAAATTTTTCTTGCCGCATAAACTTCGTTGTCGCCCAACTCTTCCATATATCCATCATAATAAACAGGATACCATGTAAAATCATCAATAGTTCGGGTATTTGGCTTAACATTAACAGAATAAGTTATATCACCATCTGTTTTTAGTTCATATTTGGTTGTTAGTTTAGATTCTTCTGGAATTGCCGCAGTAGCCCAATAGATTAAAGTGTCTTTGTTTTTTAATTGTTCTTTTAACGCTTCATTCCATTGAGAAACCTTAATAACGTAATGACAATCATTATTTACTACTGTTCCAGATTCATCAATTAAAATTTTGTCGCCGTCCTCAAAGAAAATAAATTGAATCAAATCTGTAGGACTTTTTGATTTTGGTTGTAAGGCATATTGCTTATTATTTTTGCTTTCTTCATAATTGCCATATAAAGCTGGTTCTTCTGTAGCTTTATAAGCATTTGTATAAACATTACCATAAATAAAAGACAAATCGCTATATGGAACATAGATATAATCGCCGCTTAGTTCTATCATTTTAGTGTTATCTAATAACTTAAAACCATTATCTTTGTAATAATTGTCCCAAAAAATTTCTTTTTCTCTTGCTGAATCATCACCCAATTCCAATGCACGTTCTTCGTCTGTAAAAATATTTGTTAAAGTTGCTTCTTTTAACTTATCAAACTCACCATCTTTTTCAATAACACTTTTATAATATTCACTTTCTTCATTAAAATTTTCTGGCTTTATATTTAAAGTAATTGGATAGGCTTTAATCTTTCCACCGAATTGTGATAAAGGAATTTTGTAAAAGCGTTCTTCTTTAAATTCTGTAAAATCACCAGTGTTTAATTCGGGTTTGTAATCCCATACACTATCTTCAAGAATCGTGTTCATAAAAACACCTAATTCATCTACATTGTTATATAATTCCTCATCAAAAGTAATCCCATAACCTGTTCTAGATAATTCATCAATAAAACTATCTTGACAAATAAAAGTTTTCATTAAACTCTTAAAATTCTTTTCTTCTGAGATTTGCTTTACATAAAATTCTAGCCAACTATCTTTATAAAATAACTTTACTTTTTGCTCATTATAAAGCATATCAATAAATTCATTTTTAACATACTCTCCTTTCTCTGAGTCAAAAAACTTAGATGGCATTTTAAAAGTTAATGTATTAGTTCCTTTAATTTCTTTTTTTAATTCAATTTCGGTTGCTTTGCCGCCATAAGTCATATTAGAACTACCAATAGTCGCTAAACGTCTTTCACTCTTAATACCATTGTTACCTAAGTGTTCTTCCCAAATGCTCAATTCATATGGATGTTTTTGAATTGACATACCTTTTCTCTCACCTCTTATTAATAAAACAGTGGCGTATATTTAATTTGTGCTTTATTTAATATATCTGCTAAGCCCCAATAGAGTGGTGGAAACAAATCCCAAATATAATTACAAGCATACCACCACCATTCGTTAATGTCGCCTTTGATTCCCATTGCTGGTGCGGCATTAACTCTCCAATATTGTTGCAGAGTTTTTAAAAAGCCATATTCCAATTGTTGTTCTCTGCGTTTGTATAACTGATAGCCAAATTTATCATCTTTTGGTAATGCTGCAATTTCATCATCAAACCAGTGCCGGAATTTTAACGCTTCGTCAATTTTTGCATTTGTATTTAAATCGGTTATCTGTTTTTTTAGTTTAAGTAGATATTCTTTTGCTGCCAGATAATAAACTGAATCAAATCTTTGCTGGATATATTTATATTTACCATCATCGCCGCCATAACCCCAATCAAAAGGTCTGGCATCTAACCAACGCTTTCCGCCCCACAAATCTTCATCACATACAGGAGCAACTTCAATCAAAGACCACCCCGGCGGCAGTTTAAACCAATGTCCTTGTTTTATGTTTTCATTATAAATTGTTTTTTTAGGCTTATATGTATAAAAATTAGAATAAGTTTTTTTATCTTCTTTTTTATACTCTGGATTATCTATATTATACAACATCTCTTTTTCTGTGTCAAGGTATAGCGTTGCATTTTTAATATCATCTGTGGTAATATCAAAATAGTCGTTTGTAACCCACTGCGGCATAATTGATAAATTAAAATCATCTTGTCCATAATATAAATCTTTACTTCTTGTAATATATTCTGGTGGATTATATAGATAATCTCTTATAAAATCATTATGCGTATAAGTATTATTTTGAAAAACAGCAGCATCTTTATATTTATTTAAGATAGCTTCTTTTAATGTTTTCCAATATAATTCATAGCGTTCCATATCATCAATACATAAGTCATAAAGCTCTTCATATCTATTAGCATATTCAACACCTTCTTCAAATTCTAATAAAGGATTTCCGCTATCATCCTTTAACAGTGAAGATTGCCAATAGAATAATTTTATATAATGAGCTAATTTTTCTCTTGGAATAGGTTCTGCTATATAACAATGTTTAGGGTGTGCTTTTCCTAATAATCTTGGGTCTGGTCGTCCCACTATAATTCCATTAGGTAAAGGCCATGGTAGAACATTAGGCTTTTTAAAATAAGCGTCTCCGTATTTTTTTGTATCTTCATCAATTGGACTTTCAGTGGTTAAACCAGTCCAATCTACTGCTGCTGGAATGGGTAATCTTTGAACATTATAGCGTCTAATTTGAAAATGATTCCCTCTATTAGTCCAAAAACTTCTTTCGTTATTATCTAATTTTAATTCAAAATCTATTGGAATATCACCCGGATTATAAACTAGTAATCTGCTACCGATTAAAGCGTTTTCATTATTTAATCCTGTATCCATGTTAATATAATTCGTTTTGGAATATTGCGGCAAATAGATAAGCTCTTGGTCATAATCTAAAGTTGGTGTCGTCAATAGTTTAGAAGATTTTGCCCATTCAGGCACATTATCCCAATATCCTCTTACATCAATAATTGTTTTTTCTCCATCAGGAGTATTAAAGTATAGTTCGCCAGCTTGAACTTGTTCAATTGTTGGATAGCCCCCTTTCCATGGCGTTCCCATATTGTTTTCAACATTATAATATTCTTTAGTATTTTTATTATAAATTTTTTGTTTTTTCTTTTTATAAGGATTTTCTTCAATAGTGTTAGTTAAAATAATTCTTTCAGGTGGTGTCTTTAAATAATAATCCGCCGCCCGAACAATATATTTATTAAAACCAAAAGCATAAGGAAAATAACAAATAAAATTTAAAGTTCCTTCACCTTTGTATACTCTTTCACCTGTATGTCTATTAGTAAAACAAATAAAATTAAAATCTGGTTTCGATGATAATTTTGCTCTATAAGTCTTATAAGGAAGTTCATCAAAAACTAAATCCTTTAATTTGTCTGTAGAAAAGACTTGTGAAATTTTTCTCCAGTTTTCTTCTGAAATGTTATCAAAAGCAATATTGCATGAGAATTCTCTTTTATCATAAGTCTGACCAAAATAGTATGTGCCATCAGAACCAACTACATCTGTTGTATAGTCTGTTGGGTCAGGCAACAAATTTTTATTATATCTATCACTTGAAGAAACAACTAATAAATTCAAATCTTTTGTATGAATGTTTCCAAAGCGAAAACCAACAAAATCTTTCATCCTTTTACCTCCTACAAAAAAGACCCCTCGCCAGATTAAGGCAAGAGGTCTAAAAGTTATTTCTTTAAAATAACCGAAGTTCCAATTGGTTTGGCAGCACTCGTTATTTTTTCTTCTACTCGTTTCATCATTCTATCTACATCATAATCATTAGCAATGCTCTCTACTGTAATGTTGACAGAGACGTTTGTATCTCCATAAGTTGCGGAAACTGTGTTATTAGCATTACTTGTGTTATTAAAGATAGGTAAATTAGCTAGTAATTCTGCCGCTTGTCCAATACGTTTTGTATCTTCGGCATTCAAGAAAGCTTCCGGCTTATTCTGCGTTCCATCTACCCAAGCCGGGCCAGTATAGTTTACTAAGCCGCCGTCAGCATATTTGAAACCAGAAAGATTTGAAAAACCATGCTTTCCTGTTCTTTTCTTTGCTTTTGCCGCAAAATTACCTTTGGAATCTTTTGTAAGTCCACTAATTTTGCCGCTATTTTTCCATTTGTTATACCAATCTTGCATTTCTCGTTGTGTGCTAAAATAATAAGAGTCTGTTCCAGTAGAAAAGACATAGTTTCTTTGCTTTCCATTAGAATCTTTAGAACTTTTATGCTGCGATATAGTGCTTTTCCAATCTTGTTCTCTTTGTGCCTTAATCTTAATACTAGAAACGGCACTAGTTAAAGACTGTCCCGTAATTCCTGTAATAGGATTTGCGGCGGTCTGAGAAATACTATGTGTTTTACCTTTATTCTGTAGTTCTTGAATTCGTTTTTTATCGTCAGCTGTTTTAGTCTTTTTATTCTGTAAAGCTTTAAGTTCTTCATTTTCTGCGGTGGTTAGTCCTTGAGCACCCATAGCAATAACAGTTTGAGATGCTTGATTTGCCATCATGGAAGCCAATAAGCTTGAATAATAATCTGAAACTTGTTTCATATAATTCATAGAAGTGTTAGCAGTATCAGCCATAGCATCAGCAACAGAACTTTGTGCATCAGCCAAAGCATCTAAAGCATCTTGTAATGCTTCTCTTGCTTTCTCTTGCGCATCTGCCACCTTTTCTTGGACTTCTTCTAATGAACGGTCAGCTTCATCTGTTAAAGTCTCACTAATAGCAGAAATAGTAGCTTCCACTTCTCCTTGTGTGGTTTGTAAAGCATTAGTAAAGTCAACTGTTGAAGTTGTCATATAGACTTCTCTGGCATTATAAAGTTCTTCTAACTCATCTCTATATTGTTCGAGTTTTTCAACTGTCATGCTTTCTACTTCTGGATTATTTTCAAAGAACCAACTTGTCATATCTTCTTGAGAAGCCCAATTGCTAATAATTTCAGCGGCTTCTTTATATAAATCTGCAGCATCAAGAACATCTTCTAAATACTCGATTTCAGCATCTCTTGCTTCTTTTTGTGTTTTATACATTTCTTTCATAGAGTCAATTAAAGAATCTACTTCATCATCTAATAATTTTTCTCTATCTTGCTGAACTTCATCTTCTAAAGATAAAACATTTTTTTGATTAGTGCCAGATGTATCACGTTTTAATAAAGCTAATTTACGTTCTTTTTGTGCTAAATCCTCATAAGAATTTTCTCTATCTCTAAGTTTACGTTGCTTTTCAATAGCTTCCTCAAGAGCATCTAGATAATCGTTATCTGCTTCCTCTAAAGCACTATATTTGTCTTTGGTAGCGTCAATTTCTTCTTGATATTTTTCTTTTAGAACTTCTACTACTTTGTCTTGTAAGTCAATTACTTTATCTCTAGCATCTTTTCTAATTTGTTCCGCTTCGTCTAATCTGTCTTTTAGTTTGTCATTGTTATCATCAATCTGGTCTAAAAGTTCATTGATTTGCTGTGCTGTTTCCATTGCATAAGACTTTAAGTCATCATTCATAGGAGCATCAGCCAATGCCTTAATATCAATCATTACTCTATCATTTATCATAGAATAATAACCAGCATAATTCTCATCTAACACTTTTAAGAAGTTTTGAACAGACTGTTCAATTACAGCATTTTCAGCTTTTGTTGCTACAGCTTCTTGATGAATTAAATCTTGGTATTTTTTAACTAAATCATCAATATTATCTTCTGATTTTAGACTTTCAATTTTTTCTTTTGTTTCATCAGCTTGTTTGCCTAATCTTTCAATTAGGGTAGTATAGTTATACAAATGGTCGATTGCTGGTTCATACCATTCAGTTCCATATAAAGCTTCTTGTAAATCTTTTTGAGCATCTGCTACTTTCTTCTCTGCATCAGCAACTTTCTTTTGTGCGTCTGCTACTTTATTCGCATTGTCAGCGGTTTTTTTCTGAGCTTCTGTAGCTTTTTTTTGAGCATCACCATAGCCAGATAGAATCTCTGCCGCTGCAGATTCTCCCATTAGACCAATATTCTTTAAGTAGCTTTCATCATTCAAAAGTTTATTTAAATCTTCAATTTGTTTTTTAGAGCCACTTATTGCATCAGAAACACTTTTTTTCTCAGCTGATAACTCAGCCGGATTAAAGTTAACAATTCCACTAGCAGGAACATATTTTCCTTGTAGCAAATTCATTGTTTGTAATTGAGAAATAATTACATTGTTTAATGAAATCTGAGAACTTGTAGCATTTAATTGTGCCTGATATAGTTGTAGTGTAGTAAGTTTTTGTTGCTCTTCGCTAATAGCTTGCCGCAACTGGTCTTTTGCTGCTTCAACTAATTGGTCTTGAGTTAAAGCTAGATTTACATAAGCATCTCTAAGTGCTTCTGTATCAAGAACATAACCATTGGAAGTTGCTTTAACATAATCGTTAATATCTAACTTCATAGTTTTTAGTTCATCAGCTAAAGACGAATAATCTGAGAAGTTGATAAACCCATTTGTTAACTGGTTTTCAATAGCTGGTTGAACTGTTTTACTGAAAGATTTAACAATATCATCCAGCTTACCTTTTACTTGGTCTTCGATTGTTTTTAAAGCACCTTCGGTATCTACCTTTAAATCCAAAGGCCCCATATCTTCAGCCATATTGTAAAAGGCTTCAACTGCCGCCTTAGCTTCATCACTGGTCATTGATTCTTCTAAGACATTAATGACAGATTCTTTTGCTTCTTCAATATTTGTCAAATCAGTATTAACAAAGTCAGTAGACATTAAAGCACTAAATTCTTTAGCAGTTAAATTGTATTGGTCTTTAAATTTTAACGCTGCATCAGCAAAATCTTTAGCTGTATCTTCCCCAAGTCTATCAGAAATATCCGCCATACTTAAAGCAAATTGATTAATTTGGTCAGTAGTCCAAGTAGAAAAGACATCTTTTCCATAAGTTGTAAAGCTTGAAGCATCTGAAAGAGCTGAATTTAAAGCATCAATATACTGTTGTTTGTATTTATCAAATTCTTCTGCGTTGATTCCGGTAATTTGATAGGCTTGTAATTGAGCGGCTGTTAATTCTGGAACTTTTTGAGCAAATTCAGAAATGGATTGCTTTTGTTTATCGGTTAGTTCTGCTGCTTTTTCTTGAGCTGCTTGTAATTGTTCATATCCAGCAACAGCTGAATTTAAAATACTAAGTAATTCAGCTGGCGATTCTTTTTTATAATCCTTATAACTTTTTTCGTCTGTAATACCATATACAGCTAAAGCTGAAAGTTCTGATGAACCAAATTTACTAAATTCTGGAAAATCCTTATAAGTTTTCTCAAATTTTCCCTTAAATTGTAAGGCGACAAAATTAGAAACTGCTTCTGACTCGTCTTTTAATCCTTGTATTGCTTGTGATAGATAAGCTACTTGTTCATTTTCTAGTGTTTCTTGGGCTCTTCTTACTTCATCAGTTTGAGAATTTATTTCACCTTTTACCGTATCAAAATAATTTAATACTCCTTCAAATTTTGAAGAATCGGGATTTTCCCTTCCCATAATTAAATCCAGTAAAGCTTCCGCATCTTTATCAGAAATAGTTTTAAAATCAATTTGGATACCTTGCTCATCAAACAAATCTTGAAAAAGAAAATCGGTATCTCCCATATACTCTCGAATGGTTGCCTGTAATGCTTGCAAATAATCTTTTGCCATTTTTTCAGACCATCTGCTATCATCCAAATATCTACCATAATATCCATTGCCACCCATTAGTCTTTGTAATTTTATAACTTTTTCAAAATTTTGTGGCATTAATTGAGCTTTTTCTAATTGTAATTGTGGTAGATTAAAAGATTCATTAGCAGCTTGCAGATTTTTTAAATAACTTTCCTGAATATCTCCTTGGGAAATTTTCTTTTGAGATTCTATCATGCTTTGCCATAAATCAGCTTGAACCTGTAATTGTCCCGTAGCTTCATCATAATATGTTATGATTTCGGGAAACTGTTCTCTAATTTGAGACACTAATTCATTATATCTTTCTTGTTCTTCAGAAGATTTAACTTGTTTAGAATTTAAAGCTTCATATTCATCTTTTAAATCACTTATAGATTCCGCTGAATCTCGTGATTCTTTTGCGTTAGTAGTTGCTGTATTTGCTGCGTCTTTCAACTCTTCTAATCGTTTTTTTGCGGCAGTAATTCTATTCTCAATTTTATTATCTTCAATCTCTTGAAGTTTTTTTCTAATAGCCACTATACCAGCTGTTGCAGCGGCGGTAACAGCAGTAATAGCTAAGGCTACTGGACCAGCACTTTTAATAAAAGCTAATCCACTTTTTACACCCATTGTAGTAAAAATACTAACGACTTGAGGGACTAGCAATCCTAATGTAGTTAAACTAGTAGTTCCAAAAGCTTTAAATGGGTCGTCAGCTAACAATCCAGTCGTTGTAGCTGTTAAAAATGCTGCAGAAAAGACTTGCCCATAGAAATCTCCTCTTTGTTTTATCAGAGATTCTTCCTCTGGCATCATGCTTTCAATTTGAGAAATTCGTTTTTCTTTTTTATTAATTTTTTTATCTGTTTTAGCATTTTTTCTTTCTATAGCTCCCGCTTGTTTTTCAGAAGGAGCTTCTTGTATTGTCTCTTTTATTTGATTAATTTTATTATTTAATTCTCTTTCTTCTTTTTCTAAATCATCAAAAAGTTCAACATTTTGTTTAAGTTTTTCGTATTCTTGTTCTAAGAATTTTTTAACTTCATCAGCATTGCTTTTATCTGGTAATAAATTAATTAAATCAGTAGAATTTCCAGAGAGATAAAAATCTTGTTTTGCTTTATAAAACTTTTTTGATGTTGGAATATTATTTAATTTACTATTTATATTGTCTATTATTTCATTATCTTTTCTTGAAAGAGATTCTTTTCTTTGAGAAACATCACTTAGCTGGTCTTGTAATTCATTTATTTTTGTTCTAGCATCTGTAGTATCAACTTTTATTTCTACTTTTTGACTTTTTAAATTTTCAATATCTTGTTTTAGTTTATCTATTCTTTGTTGACTATCGGAACTCAATCCCAATTTAATCTTTAAATCTTCTGGAATAATTTTTTGACTTATTTTTTCTATAGTCGTTCCAATTGCTGCATTAATTGATGTAATTGATTGACTGAAACCTTTTATAATTCCCATAGCAAGATTCTTTCCAAAAAGCAAGAAAGAAGCTGCTAATACAGCATAATCCTTACCTGATAATTCATTTAAAGATTGTAATAAATTATTAGCAGAATCAGCTGCACCCTTAAAGAAATCACTATTAACAAATGATTGTCTTAAAGTTTCCCATGAATTCTTTAATCTTTTGGTTTTAAATTCAATGGTTTCCATATTTTTGGCAAATTGTTGTTGTGATTTGCCTGCTGAATTATATGCCGCATCAATTAATTCCATTGTGCGGTCATAATCACTCATCATCTTTATTTTTTAAAGCGATTCGCCACTTCACTTCTTCTTATTCAGAACTCATAATTTCTTATGAGAAAAGGTCATATCTTATCATTTCTGAAATTCTCCGCTTCGGAACGCTTGTTCCTAAAATGACCGTTGAACCTTCACCTAAGCGGTGCTTGGCTGCTGATTATCCAATCTTAATAATTTTTAACTTTCGCACATAAAATTTCTTTTTATGCTGTAGTTTATTAAGCTCTAAGGACCTCCCAGCAATTCAAATATTGTTGCCTGATATTTAAGCAATAAACCTGCTCTGCTGCAGAACAGGTGTAATTAATTATTTACGTTTCCAAAAAAAACCATGTGATTTATTTCCTTTTTTTATAGCCCTACTAATTAACGCCGCTTGACAATGCATCTCTTTTGCAGCGGCAGCGATGGAAGGATAACTCTTAATTACTTTTAATTCATCATCTAATTGTAAAACTGGTATTACTTTTTTATGACCATTTTTCATGGCATTAATGGCATTCTGAGTATGTTCAACATCTCTTAAATTGGAATAATGATTATTAAATCTATTACCATCAATATGGTCAATTTCATATTCTATAATTTTGTTAACAAAATTTTTATATACTAATATATGTACAGATTCAGTGATAGCTTTTTTGTCTACATAAAAAGTATATCTTAAATAACCATCTTTTTTAGGTTTTAGTTTTATCATTGTGTTTTTATTATACATTATTCCATACTCAGAAATGTAATACTGTGTATTTTCAATCTGTTTCCATTCTTGAGTATTTAATTCCTCTTCTGTAATATAGTTTTTCTTCTGATTATTTTTCCTTCCGTGTTTATAAGCTTCTTTTAAATTTTCAGACGAAGAAACCCATTGTAAATTGTTTTTGTGATTATTAAGTCTATTCCCATCTTTATGATGAACAATTTGATTTCCGTTTTCTTTTGTTAAAAAATATTCAGCAACCAAACGATGAGCAAGAAAATTATAACATTTGTTCTTTACTTTTATTTGATAGCGTCTATATCCAACATCTGTTATAATTCCTTTTAAAAAATGATTTGTTTTTTTATTAAATAGTCTACCATCTGAGAAAATAAGATATTCTGTTTCTTCGTTATTAATCACAATAGTTTTATATTCCATAAATAATCCTCCTGTATTTTTCAATAAAGCTCGACTATATCATTAGCTTTAGCTATTCTCTTTTAGTCTGTGAACCTTCACCTAAGCGGTGCTTGGCTGCTGATTATCCATTTTATAATACCATAAATCTTTTATTTTTTCAAACAATTCACGCATAAAATTTCTTTTTACGTTGTAGTAACAAAAGCTTTAGGATGTTCCAGCAATTGAAAGAATTGTGTGAGTTTAATGCCGTACACTTCGCCAGCAATTAACGAGAACCGGCTGCAACAGTTGCAATATATCTTTGAGAGTTTCTTGATAATCCTTGCCAATTTTTAGAAATATCTAGAAATACATCATCAATATCTCTGAATTGTCCACTACTATCTTTTAATGAAACCCCAATAGATTTTAATGCCTTGTCTACGTTGTTATAATTTAAGTCGCTGAATTGTGATTCAGAAGTTCCAGCAACATTTTCTTTTAGCTCTGTAACAATTATCTTCCATTAAAATCGTTAGTTTTTAATGCGTTTTAAACTGCTTTATATTTCTATAAAGTTGAGACTATATCTTTAATATTTTCCGTTTCATTCTACATAGAATTACTCTAATAATAACTAAAGTTATTTTCGATAGTCGTTGAACTTATTTTATTTTTGGCTGCTGATTACCATATTCTAAAAACTTAGGTTTCCAGCAATTAAGAAAATTTACCCTCACCATACATTTTAGCGAGCAATGATTGATTTCATAGCTGTACCAATATTCTCAGCAGATTCCTGAGTTGTTTCTACTGTTTGTGTCAAGAAAGCAGCGGTGGTTTCAAGAGCCATACCTGCTGATTCAGAAATTGATGCAGTTCTACTCATAGCATTAGCAATGTCGCTACATTACATTTCATTAAAATTCGATTCTATTTTAATGCTTAGAGCCTTATATTACTATAAGGTTTAGACTATATCTTTTTCAAAAAATTTTTCAAATATCTTTATTTTACTCTGTTTTCAGATAGTCGTTGAACTTTTTATTATAAAAAATAACACAGCTGCTGATTGTCCTATAAGGATTTCCCAGCAATTAATTTCTTTAGACGCTAACGATTAATTTAACGTCTGCTGCTGCTTTAGCAGCTAATTCAGAATATACATCTACTACTCTATCCGCATCTGACATTTCGAGTTTAAAACCTCTTAAAGCAGAAGTCAAATATTTAGTAGATTCTGTAAAACTTTCTTGTGCTAGTGTTGCTAATCTTAAAGTAGATTCAGTTAATCCCATTGATTCTTCCAAACTTAGCGTTTCTTTCTATAAGAATTACTACTTTCTTATACTGTTTAAAAAAACAGCTCTATATTTCTATAGAGCCAAGATTATATCTTACCTAATAAGGTGATTCACTTCGCATTGTTTAATACTACTCCCTTTTGAAAGGGGATAATCGTTGGACTTTTTATTTTTTTAAAAATAACTTAGCTGCGGATTGTCCAATCTTTTGCCTTTTTACTATACTAAGGTTGTTAATCTTACCACAATATTAATTGCTTAGTAGCAAAAGTTCTAAGGAGTTCCCCGCAATTCAAATCGTTTCAGAGCATAAGTAATTATTAAAGTTCTTTCCATCTATATCCACAACTTGTTCCATTGCGTTTTGCAGCCCCTGAAATAGCACAAGGTGATACGCCCATTTCTCTTGCCGCTGCAGCGAAACTTGGATACTCTTTGATTAAAACATCATTATTGATTTCATATTGTCCAACTTTATGTTGGCATTTGTGTCCATTTAACTGAGCATTCATAGCATTTTCAGACTGTGTGATACAGCGTAAGTTCTCAATTCGATTATCATCTCTAATTCCATTGATGTGGTCAATTACCATTCCTTCTGGAATCTCTCCAACAAAAGTCTCATAAACAAGTCTATGAGCTGAATATTTCTTTTCATGAATAGCATATCTTACATAGCCGTTTCTTTTGTTAGCTCTTAAAAATTTCTTTCCATTTCTACTTTTCGCTACCCCATTATTACTAATTTGGAATTCCTCTTCAAAACCAACTAATGGCTTCCATTCAACATTACTTAAATCAATAACAGTCTCTTCCGCTGTTTTTTGCTTATCCGCTCTTTTTTGAGGGGCAGAATTCCAGCGTAGATTTTCAACAGAATTGTTATATTTGTCTCCGTTAATATGTTGAACATTAGTGAAATTGTCTGGATTTGGTAAAAACATTTCTGCTACAAGTCTATGTGTCATAAAAGTTTTTGGTTTGCCATCAATTGTCAATTGAACTGTATGATAATCGTTTCTAGCATAAGTACCTTTTAAAATTTTTCCGGTTTTCTTATTGAAAACTTCTCCCTTGTCTGAAATTGTATAATGTGTTTCCTTTCCATCAATAATAATTGTTTTAGTCATTTTTACATCTCTCCCCTTATTTTATTAGAAAAGTTTCCTTTTCTTTATTACAATATTATTATATCATAACTCGCTGCAACAAGCAAACATATTGAATCAATATATTTTGTTGTGCCGCCATAAAAGAAGTAGATTTACGCTGGATTTACTTTAACAATTTGTCCTTTATGGACATAGAGGATTCCCTGTTGTACGTATAAAGCACTAGATTGAATAACGTCTTTAGTATTTTGTCCCATCTTCTGTGCCATGTCGGCATATTGGTCATAAAATCCCCACATATCTTCTACAGAATAATCAGAGACCATAGCAATAGATGCTAGTGCTTCGTCCAATTCTACTACATCGTTATACGTTTGTAAAACAGCATTCTTAACTCCATATAGAACATTTTGAAATGAAATAAAATATTTAATTCTATCTTTAAAATCTTCAAGAGAAGAATTGAGTTGCTGCTGTCTTTCTAATGAGTCACCAATTACTGAAGCACTACGTTTTTGAGCATTAGTGGCATTTTCAGTTGATTGAGCGACATCGTTTTGTGCTTCACTAATGGATTCTAAGCTTTGACTTACTCGTTGATTTGTTGCTTCAGTTTGTTCTTGTTCTATATTCTGTAATTGTCTTTGAGCTTCATCCCTTTGTTCCGCATAAGAATCCATTGAGTAAGAATTTTGGTTTTCTAGGGCAGTTTGTCCAGCAGTTCTAACTTGCTCCATAATCGCTTGACGGTTTTGCTGAGCACCACTTACAGCAGCTTGTAACTCTTTTACTGCTTCAGTTGCTTGTTCAATTGTTTGAATATCAACTGTATCAATGCCCATTTCAGACAGAATATTTTTAATTTGTTCTAATTTATTAATATTTGCTTGGTCTGTAAGTCTTTCTAATTCATTTAATTCTTGTTGTAGATTCTCTCTGTTTAAAAATTGAGTATTTTCTTTATTTAAATCGCTAATTTGTTTTCGATAATTTGTTATATTTTTTCTTGATTCTTCTTCAGCTTTTCCGGGCAACACACTTTTAGATTCTTGTTTTAAAGCGTTAGCTTGGTCACTGAGCTTATTGATTCTATCGTATATAACATCTAATTTTGAACTTGCTTCTGCTTGCTTGTCAACTTGGCTTTTGGCTACAACATATTGATACATTCTACTATAATCAATAGGCTTACCATCTGCTCCTGTTGCTTTATTTGTTTTTAAAAGATTGTAGGCATCATTAAAGACTCTACGTAATTCATTTGGTAATTCTGAAATTACTTTATTATCTTTTGATACTTTCTCCCAAATCTTTAAAAAATTACCTTTTGTATCTGCTCCTGATAAAGCACCGATATTATTTAATTTTTTAATTACATTTTCACTTAGAATGCCACTTTTAGACATATCTCTTAACGCTGCCAATGGCGAAGAAATGTCATTTTCTCGAACTTCTGTTGCTGTTAAATATTTTCGAAATCTATCCGGAACAGTAGCTTCTCCAGCTGCTTGTTTTTCTAATCCTTCAATATTATTGTTCTTTTTAATCTCTGCGATTTCATTTTCTATTTCGAGTCTTTTTTGATTAATAATATTAGCCTTTTCTCTAACTTCCGCAGCCTTTTGTTCTTCTTTAGTGATTTCGCTTTCCAATCGGGCAATTTCTTCTAAATTATCTTTATACTTTTCTGAACTAATTACCCCAGCTTGGTCAATTGCTTCTATTTGAGCGGTTCTGTTAGAAATAGTTCTTTGTTTATTAACCCCCAATAGATTAATAGCTTTTCCTTTATCAGAACCAGTTAAATAATCAGCAACATTTTTTTCACTATTCCAAATTTTATTAATATTTTGAACTTGCGTTGCTACTCTAGCACCTAATGATTCCAATGTCTTTACATTTCTTTTCATTCCATCTGAAAAACCAGCTGTAAGCTTTTTAGCAAGTGTTTGAGATACATTCTCGCCTAATTTATCTACTTGTTTATTAAAGTCTGCCAAATTACCAGTAGATAAAGCTTTTGATAATTCTTGTGAAATTTCTGTATCTAATTGAAAATCAATTTTTGTTTGCCCATTTTTAAATTCAATTCCTGAAAAAGCTTTTGTAAAACGCAAGTTAGAATCCTGAATAATTTTATTTAATTCAGTAATTTGCGTCTTCAATTCACTTTTTCTTCTCTTAAAATATTGTAATTGTTCATCTGATAAAATCGCTAAAGTCGAGTCGCCGGCAGTTTGTTTTACTCGTCCTAAAACAGTCTGAACTTTAGTATAGAAATTTTCTACTTCTTTCTGTGCCTTTTTAAGTCCAGCGGTATCAACAATTCCCTCTGACATAATTCGATTATAATCGTTTGCCGCCAACTCTAATTTGTCAAATTCTTTTGTTAATTTTTCTAAAGCTTTAGTATCTACAGCACCTCTTAAACTTTTAGCCATATTTCTAAAGCCATCAATAATTTGTCGGGTATCTAATTGCCCCTCTATCATATAAACCTTTTTATTTGCCATTATATCTCACCTCACGAAAAGGCATTTAAAATTTAACCGTAATTCCCTTAAATTTTACCTTTAAACCAGCCACCAAATTCTCATTAATTTCTCTAGGAAAGCGTTCACTACCTAATTCAAAACTATAGGCTCTAATAGGATAATGCTGATTTCTACCTGCTTTATTCTTCTTGTATCCGACACCTCCTTTTCTTGCTCTTGGCTGTAAATTCGTATCAATAGGTAAATAGTTTCTAGTAGGGTCTTCCATGTTAATATGCTCTACATTTGGAAAAATTCCCTCTAAACTAAAAAGTTGTTTATTTTGTTGCTTTAATTCCCACGCTTGTTGATATGCTGTTGCTAATATATAAGAAGCCGGAACTATTCGATTATTTATATAATAAAAAGCGTTCCGTGTTATACTGCTTAATTCACCTTCTAAGCTTTGAGAAGCAGAACGCAAAAAAGTATCAATAAAAAGATTAAAACCCTCAGATAGTTCTTCTTTTGTAAAACCATTAACCCCAAAATAAGACATTACTTCTTGGTTTGCTATTAAAAAATTTAATACTTTGGTAAAATTTTTAGAGCCTTTAAAAGTATATCGACTTAAATCCATTGAACCAATACTTAACTCAGTTCCAGAATAAAGTTGAATATTGTTCCTTTGTGTAGTATAATTTTTTACCTGAATATTTAGAATTTTTGGATTATAAACTCTACCATTCTTTCCTATTTTTCTAACTTCTAGCTTTACGTCTGTTGCTATTTTCTTACCGCTGGTATCTTTTTCACTTCCGGTAATAATAGCATCATAAGATAACAAAGCTGAACTTGATGAACGAAAAGCAATTGCCGCCCCAATTTCGCCCAATAAGCCAGATATAGAAGATTTAGAAAATAAAGCAAAAATAGATTTTGCTGAATTGTCATTTGCCGCAGCAGCTTTTTCTTTTAGTCCATAAGAAGATAGAATATAATTTTTTAATAATCTCGTGTTCTGTTTTATAAAATCTAAAGCATCAACATAATCTGGAACGGCAGCATAAGCACTCTCAAGAGCTTCTATAAAAGCTTTTACCACTTGTCCATTTGTAATTCTTTTATTTGCTTTTTCAACGCCTTCTTCTTTTTGATAAAGCGTCATTAAAACCTTTTCACCATAAGTTGAAGAGCGTATATTCGTTTCAAGCTTCAAAGAGCCGCCTAAAAACCCTACTTTTTGTTGAACTTTTGAAAGCCTATCTGCAGAATTCACATTAAATTGAGCACATAAGTCTGTCCAAACTTTTTTATAAAAACGCTTAATTTTAGTTTCACCAGTGCTTGTATTTAAAGATTTAGAACGAGCGGAGTTGTTTTTGCTTCGTAATCCTTTACTAGAAATTGCACCGAATTGACTATCTAAAGCATTCGTAATAATTTCAAAAATTGGTTCGGAACTAGCAAAAGATTCTTTTGTAATATTTTTATATATACTATTTTCATCATTCCAGCTTTCTAATAGCTCTATAACTTCATCATTAGCAAAAAAATCGTTCCAAATGTATTCCATAATTTCTCTATATCTATTATATTGTGAGCCTCGCTTTCCTAATGCTCGATTAACACTTCCAGTTAAAAGTGACTTACCTTTTGAACGGCTACCTTCTCCTCTTTTTGTAAAAGACAGTGTTGTCATAAAGCCAGCTAATGAATTAAGTATTCTGCTGTCATTTAATCCTGCTAGAAAATCAAATAACCCTTTATTGTCTGTGCTTACAAAATGATTTGTTAATTCTGAAATTTTTTGTTTACTTTCAGATAAAAAACTATCAATATTATCTATATCATAAGTGGGAGCAGAAAGTCCAACGGCATTATAGAGAATAGATTCTTCTTTAAGGCTTGCGGCAATTTCTTTTTTTAAACCACTCAAAAAATTAGTGTTTAATTCTCCATTATTCGCCGCTACGCCATTATTTTTATTAATAATTTCACTATAAGTTTTTTTAGCAGAAATTAATTCATTCTGTATTTTATTAAATCTTTCTTTGTATTCAGGTAAATAAGTAGCTTTTCCGGCATAAAATTGATAATAATATGAGTAAGCCATCCTATCACCTCTTAAATATAATCTCCAGTTAGTTCACTATCTAAAAAAGTAATAATAGCTGTTTTTTGTTTATCTTTTCTATCTTCATCAGGATAACCAACAAAGAAGAAATCACTTACTACACTATTATCACAATTTTTGCCTAACTGAATTGACAAGGAGGATTGAAATCTTAATTTGGGTATTTCTAATAAAGTAGTATTAACCTCTCCACTAATTTCACTTTTATTGCTCATTGTGGCTGTAAGTCTGAAGAAGCCATTATTTAATCTATTGCCTATAGAAATCAGTTCAATTCCACCACTATAATTAAAAGTATAATCAACAAAAACTTTTCTGTAATTGCTACTTTTGAGAAAAATTCTATTACCACAAATATCAAAATTCCTAATGCGTTCACCCGTTTCATAATCATAACAAAAGATATACTTTTCTTTTGATGGCGGCAAAGGCTTTAACATAAGTTCTGGTCTACGTCCCATTGGCATAGGCTCATTATTTGGATTGCCTTGAACTCCCATAAGTTCTAAACAAGCATTGGGTATAAATTTTAAATTACAAAAACAGTATTCCGAATCTTCGATAACATCCAATTCTTCTTGATAAGGCACTGATTTTGTCTTTGGGTTAAAGAGTTTTGAATTACTTAAAATTGACCAACTTTTTGGCGATAATACGCCATGAGTTATTCCAAATTTAATTTCTTTATCCACTTCCCAATTAACCAATGCCGGATTATGATAGCCGCCGTTCGCTGAAACAAATTTTTTGTTTTCATCAACTCTGGCTAATTCTGCTGTTTTAAAAGATAAAATGCTTTCATTTGTGTCAAATCTTTTAGAACCGATGTCAATTGGTCTTAAAGCTCTAATGTCTACATTATATAGCTCTTTTATTCCATAAAAGTCTTCCATTCTTTCACCTCCTTCTTTTTAAAAAGTATAAAAATATTTATTTAGCTACAAAAAAAGGGATAGTATTTCTACTATCCCTTTTGTCAATAGATTTCATTATTAGGCACATTGATAGATTCAACCATGTCAATATTTGTTGGAGTGTATGTATATCTAGAGCGTTGCGGCACAATTCTTGTTCCACCTTCTAATAAATCATCTTCAACATTATATTGCTTTAGTTCCATTTGTATATCATTTGGAGGGGTTAACACATCAATTTGCATACTAAAGGTTGTTGGGTCTCCATCAGCTTGTAGTGTAATGGAAGTGTCAGAAGATACATTAGCTCTGTGAATAACGAACTGGTATCTTTGGTCTTTACCAGTCTTTTGTTCTCTAATATAAGTTTCACCAACAATCTTATAATCATCTGGGAATGTTTCAGCATCAATCACAAGAGTTCTGCCTAAAATGCCATCATCCTCTGATTCTTTATATTTTACTGTTCTTGTCCATTTATAATAAACAGTCCCAATTTTAATTCTAAACTTGTCTGTTTCTTCTAAAATGCCATCGTTATCATCATCTTTGTCGCCATCCCAGCCTAATACCTTTCCGGCATCATTGACTTGCAATAGTGGCAACATAGTTTTAGCATCATAAAAAATTGTATAAGAACTCGTTTTATCGTCTTTGTAATAGCGTAATAAGTTTTCTTTTTGTTTTTTAGTGCTAATTTCTAACCCTTTTCTATCTTTGACGATGCATTTTTCCATTCTATCAATGACTTCAAGTTCATGAATATCTGTTTCAATAGTCCCAACCTTATCCAAAGAATCAATTTTTTTAATAATAGCATCAATAATTGACTGCGGCATTGCTTTTTCAGTTTCGGTAGCCCATTTTCTTTTGAAATACTTATAAATTAAAGAATTTCTATTTTCTGCCACATAAGATTCAATAATATCACCATTTTTCTTATACTTGGTGGCATTTTGATTACCACTACCACTGTCTAAGTTATTTTCTTCCGCAACCTCAAAAATAATTTCCCATTCTTCATCTGTTAAAGCAGGAGATGGATATGCTTTAATAGAATAGTGTAATGTTCCATATTTATTAGCCATATTACACTTAACAATAGTGCTTGTGTATTTAGATAATTTGCTTTCTAATAGTCCGCCCCAAATCATACTCATACTAGCTGGTGAAAATAGAGCATCTTCAAGATTTAAAGTAATTTCTTTGCCATAATTCCATGTAATCAATTTCTTATTTCCCTTGCCGCCTTGAGCACTTACTTTTTGAGCAGACTTTTCTAATGTAGAAACTTTTAATGTATCAAGAAATAAAACAGGTGTATAAAAAACTTCATCTCCTATTTCATTAATACTATAGAAAACAACATCACTAACTTCCTTAATACCATATTTTTGGAATAAGTTCATTTTTATATCACCTCTTTATCATGTTATTCAAATTTAACTGGTTCTCCGACATATTCAGAAATTCCATTTATAGTTTCTTTGAGTCTCCATTCATCTTCCCCAACCTTATCAATAGTGTATCTAACTATCCCATCCGTAAATTCACTCAAGTCTTCACTATAAATTTCATCAATAGGAGTAATAACCGTGCTACCACTTTCGTATCCATCATAAGTAGCTTGTTTAACATGATATTGAGTTAATTTCATCATTGTTCCATCTTCTTTTCGTAAAACTTTTAATGCCATATTAAATGTCGTTGGGTCTCCATCAGCTTGTAAAGTTAAGTTAGTATCTGAACTCATTTTACAAAGAGGAATTTCAAATTGGTATCTTTGGTCTTTACCAGTCTTTCTACTTCTAGAATAAGTTTCACCAACCAATCTATATGTTCCCGGAAAATGAGTGGCATCAATTACAATTTGAGAACCTAAACTTGTACGGTCATAAGCTTTACTACGTGTCCATTTATAATAAATATCGTATTGTTTAATCACTCTTAAATTACCTGTAAGAACTTCACCATTTTTTCTTGTATACTCATCCGTGTTTGGTTCATAAGGCATCATAGTTTTTGGGTCGATAAAAACGGTAAGTTCACACTGAGAATATTTCGGCAAATAACGATAATTAGCGTGTAATGTGTTAGTATCTGTATTAATAACAAAAGTTTGCGAAGCTCGAACTTTCTCACATCTATCTAAATAATAAACATTATCAATACCCTGCTTAATTTGATAAATAGCTTCTTGCGGCGGCACAACATATTGATTCAATTCATCTACAATAGTAAATTTGCCTACAGGAACTTCTACTAAATCACCGTTCTTGTTTTTTACTTTTTTATAAAAAATTAAATTATCAGTAGTAGTAGTGGCGTTTTCAAAATTGGAATTAGAAGTTTCAAATCTCCATAATTCACCATCATAGTTATAAGAAATACCAACTTCGCCCTCTTTATAGTAAGAATCTACACTATCGTAAGACATCATTCTAAGATTTACTCGCCACATATATTTCTTAATATCATCGCCAGTTTCCTTAAAGAAATCAAAGTTATCAATATTTACTTTAGCCTTTTTAGCTAATTGGGTAGTATGTGCTGCCACACTGCCATCATCGTTTAAGTAAATGTGCCGACCATATTTGTCTAATTGATATTCTTCTTTTGCGTAGCTGCCTAAAATAGAAAAAGTTTTTGCGCCATATTTGCCACCCCATGTTATGGATTGACTAGCTGGACTATATAAAGCATCTTCTAAATTTACTGTAATTTCACGACCAAAATCCCATGTAATAAGTTCGGCATTTCCTAAACCACCAGTAGCAGATACTTGACTGGCAGTTCCTTCTACTGTCGATACTTTTAGTGTATCCAGATACAAAACTGGAATATAAATTTCATCATCATTTTCATCTAATTCAATACTATATAAAGTGCAGTCCGCAACTTCTTTGATACCATATTGTTCAAAGATGTTCAATCGGTTTCACCTCCTTTTACTCACTCAAAACTGTTGTTGAGCCATCTTTTACTTCTGTAGAGAAAGTACCATCACTATTTTGAATCATAGTATCAGCAACTTCATACGGAGTAATTTCCATCATAATACCATTTTCTGGTCTAGCAATTTCTAAAGCCATACTAAATGTAGTTGGGTCTCCATCAGCTTGTAAAGTTAATGTTTGCTCTGAACGAACTTTGGCTAATGGGAACTTTAACTGCAAGCGTTCGTCTTTTCCGGTATCTCTATCACGAATATAAGTTTCCCCAACTAACATATACATACCCGGAAATTGTCCAGCTGTTATACGAATTGTATGTGCTTTTAGCTTCTTTTCTTTTGTAGCTAAAGTTAATGACTTAATAAAATAAGGTTCACCCTGAGAAAACCAATAGTCATCATCAAAAGGCTTCATAGATTTTGGACTAACATATGACCAAAGTCTTCCTTCTGTTGTTTTGTCTACATCCATTTCGTTTTCTGCTTCATCTAAATCGGTTTTCTTATTGGAATAATCTATATCTCTTGTCCCAATGTAGCTAATATTCTTTTCATACTTTGTAAGTAAAAAATAAGTCATTTCATTAATACTATCAAATTTTAGCCACATATCAATTCCTTTAAATAATTCTAAATCAACTTCATCAGTAGCCGACCAATCAGATAATTTCCATAAAGCATCTGGAGACTCAGCAGTTCCTTTAGACAATTGAGCGCTATAATTATTGTTATTATCAACTAAAATTCTTAAAAACTTGGCATTCTTTAGATTAACACCCAGCCCAGCATCAGCAACTACATTTTCTTTTGTTAAAACAATTTGCTCATTATAAGTCTTTGTAATCTTTTCTGTCGGGTTAATTAAATAAATCACGCTAAACTTGTATTCTTCGCCATTTGATTGTGTCGGCATTTCAGATACTACAATTTTGCTTGTGTCAACTTTATAAGCTTTGCCGCCATTATCAAAAATTTTATTTGGAACTACACCAATAGATTTAGCACCGCTTTCAATCTTCATATACCAATGATAAGGTCTGTTCTTTACATAACCAAAACCATCAATTTTAGTTCCATCAATAACTGAAGATTTTACTGGTAAATCACCAATTGTATCTTCTTTATCATAAGTCGTTAATGGAATAAGCTTACCAATAACACCATTCTCTCTATCGTTTCTTGGATAAAAAGCCTTCTCCATTCTAGCAATTCTTTCTACTGGATTTTTATTATTAAAAGAAATACCATAATCGTGTTCTAATTCAGCATCTTTCCAATCAGCAGATAAAACGCCACCCCAACACATTCCTAATGAAGCAGGAGTGCAAAGAGCATCTTCTAAATTAACATTAATTGTTTTGCCAAAATCCCAGTTAATTAATCTCGCATTTCCTAAACCACCAGTAGCCCACACATTTTCAGCTGTTTTTTCAACAGTAGAAATCTTTAAAGTATCTAAATAAAGAGCGGGAACATAATATAGTTCACCGCTCCCATCTTTTTTTCTATGAATACTATAAAGAGTGCAATCGGCTACTTCCTTAATGCCATATTGTTCAAATATGTTCATTAGCCTTTTCCCTCCTCTTTATAGATTAATATTCAGTAGCACCAATAGCGTCTTCATCTTCCTTAGCATCTGGATTTACACGATACATTTCGGCATCATCTAATAGATTTAGATTTTCTGTATCCTTAACCATAGTAGAACCATCTCTTTCTTCTGTATTCTCTACTACATCATACTGAATTAGCTTAACCATTTTACCATCTTCTGGACGAAGAACGCTCAGTGTCATATCAAACACAGTTGGGTCTCCATCAGCTTCAAGCGTAATAGAAACTTCACTACCAAGCTTAGCTTGTGGAATAACAAACTGGAAGTGCTGGTCTTCACCAGTGTCCTTAGAGCGAGCGTAAGTATCACCAACAACCTTGTAAGTGCCGGGGAACTTGTCAGCAGAAATTTCAATAGTATTACCAAGACTGTTGTCACCATAGGCTACAGAACGAGTCCATTTTAAGTATACTTCTCCCTCAGCAATTGGCGTACCGTCTTGATACGGGTCCATGGTTGCTAAGTCAATATACACTGCCTGTGGTGTATTATCTCCTTCAGAAGGAACGCCTACACTATTGCCTGCCGGAACGATGAAAGAGCGTTCAGCAATACACTTTTCAGTTCTATCAATCTTGTGTGTGTCCTTAACACCCTTTAAGAAGTTTACGCCGCCACTACCAAGCATAGCACTCATGGAAGCCGGGCTATAAAGAGCGTCTTGTAGTGTTAAAGTAATTTCCTTACCAAAGTCCCAAATAATTAACTGACTATTACCTCTGCCACCAGTAGCAGCTGTATTATCAGCAGTCTGCTCTAATGTAGAAACCTTTAGAGTATCTAAGAATAAAACTGGAACATAACGTAGAACTTGCTTTTCAATCTTACGTAGTCTTAAACGCTTAACGGAACAAGTAGCTTCAAAAGTTTCATCTTCAACGGTAATGTCTACTGTATGAATTAAACCATTATGAACTAATGTTTCACACTGAGCATTAGTTGGATAACCGTTTTCATTTATCATCCAAGCAACCTTTTCAACATCTTTAGCACCGTGTCTATTTACTACAAAAATTAAGCCCTTCTTACCAATAACAACAAGAGCAAGATATTCTACACCAGCAAAAATCTTGTCCTGATAGAACAAATGATTGCCCTTCTTATCTTCGAATTCAAATACACCACTCTTATCAGTAGAAAGTCGCTTAAAGTTCTTGTTATGTAATAGATAAATATAAGCACCTGCGGCGGTATCTACCATACCATCTACACGAACATAAATTGCTCTATTGGACTGATTACCTTCGGCATTTACCTTTAAGTCCTTACCAACTACAGAATCCTGATAAGAAATTTCTGTTAAAGCATCAAGAACTTTGTTAAGGGCATAGGTAGATTTAATATTTATGCCATCAATGTCTTGTAGTTTATTGCCACCTACAGTATAATTATATTTATTAGAAGCCGTATCTTCATCAGACTTACCAACAGCTGGGTCAGCATCAGATTTTACTTTATAGCCGCCGAAAATAGAATTAATGCCCTTTAAAGCACTTTCTTCGCTGGCATCAAGAACTTTCTTCTTTTGCTTCAAAGCATCAATAGCATCATTAATACTATAATGTTCATCATCGCCCCACATTACAGCATTAGCAATAGCCATATCAGCACCCTTATTTGCTTTAGCAAACTTTAGATAAGTATCAGTAGTAGAGAATGGTGTCATACTCCAAGAGCCATCATATTCACGAGTTGCTGTAGAACCTAAAAATGCTGGTTTATAATAGCCCATTTCATCTTCAACAATTAGTTCAGCATAATCAGCATATCTCACATCATAAGCCTTAGCGGTATAAGAAGTATTTAAACCTTCAATAGCTTCAAGAACATCGTCCTTATCATAAGAGAACTGAGATACCTTGCCCGGCAAGCTACATACAACAACCTTTTCAGTAGAATTAGGAGCAGCCGCAAAATCATCAGTGAATTCCAAATCACCAAAAATAGTATCAGCATCACTAAACTGATAACGAACGCCAGTCTTAGTAATTAAATTCTGATTCTTAGCAAAAAGCATTAGAATCTGCTCAACATAAGAGTATTCGTGAGTGCCGGGATATTTCTTAGCATCTGGTGTATCACCAGCAGTCATGCCTGTAGCACCTTCGGTCGTATTAGTATACTTTACATTAAAAACAGCCTTATAAGTATACTCATAAACTGTTTTTGTGCTAGATAGTCCATCAGCAACTTCCTTTTCTACTGGTTCGCCATAAGCTACAATAGATACAAATGTGCCAGCTGGGGTATAACCCACGATTTTAGACTGACTAATAATTGTCTTTTCTACTGCATCTACCATAGTAATACGAGTAGCTTTCTGAACATCTTCGTCTGTATATTCAATAGTTTTTAAAGCTTCTTTATTATCTTGCTGCTTAGTAAAAATACGAGTTTCAACTACGTCAAAACTATCATCACAATCATAATTTGCTCCACTTAGAATATCAGCATTTTCAAAGACATATGCTTCAAAGCCTTCTTCATCACCTTTACCATCTGTCATAGGATAAACGGTTTTTAAACTTAAAGCCCCTTTTAGGATAGAAGACGCTAAAATCTTTCTCTGAGATTCATAAGTTTCTTGCTTTTTTTCAATACGGTAAAAAGTTACGTCAGCAACTTCTTTGATACCATATTTATCAAAAAGATTCTGAACTTTGTTCATCTTAAAACCTCCTTTTATTCATCTTTTTTGTTGAGACTTTCGCCCCAATATTTTGTTTTAAGTTTTTGAGAATCTGCTCCGGCACAAAGCATTTGAATATCTTGTTGCCACTTTTCTTTTAGCTGGTGTCGCTCCAGCAACACATAAAAAGAATAAACACTGCAGTTTCTCCAATCTATATGAAAAGTTTCTGCTATTCCCAATAAATCACAAGTAGATAAACCAGTTCCATTTTTTTGTTGCTGCTTTTTCTTTACAGCATCTCTCATTTCTCTTTTTAAACGGAATTTTTTAGCAATTGGTGATTCATTTTCCGGCGGCGGTTCTTCAATCGGGCGGCGATTTTGAATTCTTAATATATCTTGAAAATCAGAAAAATTTTTTTCTGTTATTAACCGCTTTTTAGAAAAATCATTGCCAATTAACACGGCATTAATTTTAGGAAGCAATAAAACTTCTTCTTTTATAAAAGTAGTGAAAGCATTTTGTAAATCCAATAAAAATGAATCAGATAATTTAGCACTTTGTAATAAATAGGATAATGTTGTTATTTCAGACAAATCTACTTCTATCTTTGCTTTTTCCTCAATCATCTTAGCAATTTCCGCTTCAGTAAGCAATAATAAATTTAGGTATCCTTTATATTTGTCTGACCCCATCTTTATAATTTCTTCCATTTTTAATGGATAGACTTCACAAACATTAGAAAGTTGACTTGGAAAACAAGCATAAGACTGTTCTTTAATAACTTCAATATCATTAAGAGAAAGCATAAATTCTAAACTCCATAACAAAATTTCCCATTTCTTCTGTTAGTGTGCTAAAATTAAAACCAATATATTTAATTTCTCCCAATCCATTTAATCTTTTATCTTGTAAGCTTTTTCTAACTTCACTCATAATTTTGTAAGGTCGCAAGTCTTCACCTGTTATTAACCACTGTTGAAATGGACAATAGATACTAACAATAAAAGTCATAACTTCATTATCAGAATTGCTTTCACTTAATTCTCCATCCGTATACAATAAAACTAACTTTGTATCAGATAATTGTTCATCTCGTCCTAATAGTGGCACAACTCTTACATTTTTATTTAATAGTTGCATTCCATTAATTTCATCTTTATTGTTTAGGGGGTCTAAATTGGTATTCACTAATAGCTTGCATAAATCTTGGTTATTAAGAATTTTTTTGGCAATCTTAATTAAATTTTTGCCATGCTCTTGTCCATATTTAACTTTAGAATCCAATTACATCACCACCATTTAAACATTATTCAAAAAGAAATTAGTATCTTTTCCGACTTCAATATTTTCAGAAGAACGAGGCTCAATATCTCTTTTAAGTTTTTCGCCAATAGTAATATAAGCAACATTATCAATACTAATATCATCTATACCTTCTATTTGAAAGCCCTTGTTCTTGTATTCAAAATAAATTTCTTTCTTTAAAAAATCAAAGCGTTGCGTAATAACCTTTGTGTCTCTATTTGGCTCACGATAGCCATTACTTTGTATTCCATAATTATACAAATCTTTTACTACTGCTGCTGAACTATTTACAAATTTTACAGGAACAGAATAGAGAGTATCTCCATATTCATTGGTAAAATTGATAATAGAATCTAGACAAATTAGCTTATAACAGAAATAGCCTTTAGCAATTTTATCTTCACAAAATAAAACCAGCCAAATTTTATTATACTCAATATCTTTAATACGCTGATAAATTCTTAAAATATCACCTGTATTAAATCTATCAGTCTTTGTAGAAACCAAAAGATTTGAGATTTCTTGACTTTCATTCCATTTGTTTGGTTGCAAAGAACATAGAATGTCTGCTTCATCTAAATTTTTTTGATAAATATTAGCTTGCCATTGTGATTGCCGCAAAAAAAGTTTATCAAATTCTTTTTCTTTTCTAGTTAAAACTCTTTCTTGCCGTGTGTGCCCATCTATATTCATTCTTTTTAAATATACTTCTTTAAAATAATCCATCAGACATCAATCCTATCGAATAGATTCATACATTCAAAAATCGTTTTTCTATAATATTTAAAAGATAAATAACGACACGCCGCCAATTTACTATAAAGCAAATAAAAGTTAATTGTCTTTTGTTCTTCTTTATATCCCTCAAGTTCAATTAAAATAGTATCTAAGAACTTCTCCCATTGTCCGCCTTTCTCACGTTCTCTTAATAAGCCATATAAACGGCTTTTCATTTTATCAATATAAGCTTGCTTTACATCATTTAATTCCAAGACTTTCCACCACTGCCAGCTAATTTTTTAAAATCAAAAGGTTTTCTACCAATAGAACGATAGTATCTAGCTTCACTTTTTCTTGCTTCATCTTTAATTTGCTCTCTTAAAGAAATAAAAGTCTTTAGCAAATTTGCTTGTGAGAAGTCACTTTCTTCATATTGAGTCTTAATATTCTCCCACGAATCAATCATTCTTTTAAGCCATTCTTGTTTCATAAAGCAAGCCAAAACTTCAATTTCGGCATTTCCAAAAAAATCATCCTTAAAGCATTCTTTTTCTTCGTCAATTTCTAAGCCGCATCTTGGAAATTTAAAATAAGGGATGGCGGATTCAAGAAATGAACGCCAATCTTTAGTAAACCATTCTAAATCTTCTTCTGAATAGCAATTTGCCCAATCATCCTCATTCACTTTACATAAAAAAGCGTTATACACGTCTCTTAGCGTCTTCATCTTCTCTCACCTTACGGTTTTTTTCTTCTCTTTCTAAATCTCTCTTAGTAGCAATAGACTTCATAATATCCGTTCCGGTCAATTCTTTTAGATAAGAACATTTATTAACATCAACAATTTCGTTTTCTAAAGCATAATTGACAATTCTATTAATCTGGTCAAGAGTATATTTCTTAATTTCGGTCTTAAAAACAGAATAAGGAACATCTTTTAGTAAATTTTCAATCTGCTTATCGGATAAAACAATAATATTTTCTGGCTCTTCAGCTCCATAAGGTTCTAGACCTAAATCAATCTTATCCTGCAAGTCATTAATATAAAGAATACCACGGTCAATCATATTACGAAAACCTTCATCCCATAAAAGCTGTTCTACAACATCATAAGGTAGTGGAATAGTCTGTCCTTTCTTTGTCCATTTTCTATTGACTCCATATTCAGGCTTAATTACACCAACAGTCTTATTAACCATGTTCTGTAATTGAACTAATCTTGTATTGCTTTCCATTATTAAATTCCTCCTTTAAACTCAAAAAAAGATGGATGAGCTTTTAAGCCCGCCCATCTTTTCTCATCTTATAATATTGTTTTATCTTATTCTACTGGATACTTAGTAGGATAATTTTCTGTATTAGCTAGTGTGGTATTTTCATATACGCACCAGTTATGATTAGTTAGAATAGCTACACCAAAACGTGTATATGCTTCAATTTCAAAGCTTCTATCTTTAT